TTAACTTGCTTTACGCACCTGCGGGAGATCGAACGCTTTACGCAGCGCGCGCACAAACGCTTTATCATGACAGATCGTTTTACCGGGGCTGTCGGAAAGTTTAGCCACCGGCTTTCCGTTACATTCCACGAGTTTAATCACGATATTGAGCGGTTTTACCTGAGGGATATCGCAGGTCAGGCGGGTACCGATGCCGAAGCTTAACTGCACGCGAGAGGCGAAATGGCGATAGAGCTCGACCGCCTTTTGCAGATCAAGGTTATCTGAAAAGACCAGCGTTTTTGTCAGCGGATCAATCCCCAGCTTTTCATAATGGGCAATCGCCTTTTCGCCCCATGCGACAGGGTCTCCTGAGTCGTGGCGTAACCCCTGATAACGGCTGGCGAATTCAATGCCGAAATCGCGTAAAAACGCATCCATTGTAATGCAATCTGTCAATGCGATACCAAGCTGGTCCGGATATTCGTTAAGCCAGGCGGCCAACGCGGCACGCTGGCTGGTCGCCAGGTCCGGACTGATTTGTTGATGCGCCTGGAACCATTCGTGCGCCTGAGTGCCCATCGGCGTCAGCGCCAGGCGACGCGCGAGATCATAGTTGCTGGTGCCGACGAACCATGACTCCTGCTGGAGACGTTTAACTATCGCCTGCTGCACTTCACGAGAGAAACGGCGGCGGGTGCCGAAGTCCATCAGGTGGAAGCGGGACATATCGAGATTGGCGGTTAACGCAGTGAAATCAACCAGCTTACTTTCCAGCGCGTCGAGCGCCTGATCAACACCCGCGTTTGGCGAGCGGTAGTGATGAACCAGCTCACTGATCACGGCCAGCAGCGGCACTTCCCACATAATGACTTCACGCCACGGGCCGGTTAAGCGAATATTCAGCTTGCCGTTATCGTTGGTGACACAGACTTGAGCTGGGTTATAGCGAAACTCGCGTAACCAGTTCAGATAATCCGGTTTAAAAAAGGGCAGGCCGGAGAGCCACTGGAACTCGTCCTCCTGGAGGCGCAGGTGCTGCATCGCGTCCACCTGCTCGCGAATAGCATCGGCATAAATACCCAGCAGGTCGTCGCCACGGCAACGAAACTCAGCCGCTACCTGCACATCATAGTAGTGGTGAAAAACGGCTTGCTGCATATGCAACTTATAAGCATCTGTATCCAGCAACGAGTGCAGAACAGGAGAAGCGAATTGTGTCATAGGTGCGCTGTTGCGTCCTCTCACGGGAGCGTTTAGTACAATAAACAACTAAGAAAACCGCTGGAGTATACCTTGTTTAGCGATTTATTGAACCCCGATCACACCATAAGCTGTCTTTAGGGTCGAGCGCATTTCGTGCCCCATGTTATAAAAATGTAGCGATGCGACTGCTAACCCCTTGAATTTAAGGATTTCTACTGCGCTGCTACCATGCTTTGGGGCAGTGATGGGGCATAGCGGGAAAGTGCCTGGTTGAGCAGAGAAACCTGTTCTGCGCTCTTCTCTGACATCCACTTTCCATACACCTTGTAAACCATCTGTGCATCGGTATGCCCCATCTGCGTTGCTATAAAGTTTGGGTTAGCACCAGCTGATAATGACCAGCATGCATAGGTATGTCGTGACTGATACGCGTTACGGTAACGAATGCCGGCACGCTTGATTATCGGGGCCCAAATTTTATTAATGGAATTAACCGCGTAGTGATATCCTGTGCGAGGTCCACGTTTGACGCATTGAGGGCTGAATACGAACGTGCAGGGCTGAATGACAGATTGTCCATATTCCCGCAACTTCACTTCAACCTCAAACTGCCGGCCAAGGCGTGTCAACTGGGCCTGATTCCTCAGGGCATCAATAGCTGGTTGAATGAGATATATCACCCTGTCAGTACCTGCGTCGGTTTTTGGCAGGGTGAACTCATCCGTCTGGGTAAGGTTGCGCTTCACAATGATCGTCCCGGCATGCAGATCGATATCTTCCCAGGCCAGACCGCACAACTCCCCATGCCTCATTCCGGTATAGACTGCCAGTGACCAGAGATTTCTCATCTGCTGGTGTCCGCATGCCTGGATAAACCTGATGAACTCGTCTGTCGTGAGTGGATCTGGTTCCCCTTTCGCTTTCTTGAGACGGTTAATTCCGCTAAACGGGTTTTCCTTTGCATAGCCGTTATCTGTTCCAAACTGGAAGATCTCGGCCATCAGCATCATGTAATTATTCACTGTGGACGATTTCCGGCCTTTAACCTGAGTCCGGTGATCCTTCTTCATTACCTGAAAGCCCGTCAGCAACTCCTTCCTGACATACAGCAAATCCTCAGTAGTCACCGCAGAAACCATTTTGTTTTCGCCGATGAGTGGAAGCATGTTTTTTATGATAGATTCGTACCTACTCATGGTATTAGAGCTGATCTCCATTCTCTTCAGCTCGGACCATCTTTCGGTAAGCTCCAGCACAGTAATTTCCTTTCTATCCTGACCGAACCGGGCAAGGTTCGGTGAGTTTGGGAATTTTTCCACATAGTTAAAATTCCCCATCCTTATCGCAAAACAAACCGAAGAACGCAGTTCGCCAGCTATCTTGCGATTTTTTGCAGTGTCAGGGATACCAAGGTTTTCCCTGACACGTTTACCTTTATACAGAAACCAGATGCGGAGCGAACCGCCGTGGTTTTCGACGCCTGTCGGGTATGATGCATTAGCCATTAATCCCTCCTGACGTCCAGGAGCATTGACGAGTGTACTGCTTTTCATGTTGTCTTCGCACCTGGTTGATTTTTTTTCTGCGCCTCGATCCACTGATCAACGGCTTCTCTGTTGTATATGCATTCGCTCGAAGGCTTCGGATTTCCGTCTGGTGAAATGTGCAGGTACTCGCGGCCCAGCATCCAGGATTCTTTTCTGGCGCGGGTAATGGTTCCGGGCTTAAGCCCGGTAACCGCAATCAGAACTTTTTCGCTAACCCACTTGTTTGGCGTCAGTTGGATAATGTTGCTCATCGTTTTCTCCAGTGGCCCCGCAGCGGGCCATCGCTAATATTCAGTTTGCCTGTGCTGGCAGATTTCTAAGTTTCCGGACGCCGATCATTGCGGTGGCTACGTAGCTGGTGGCCCGGTTAACTACTTCAACAGGCACCTTTACGCCATCCACTACAACGGTGTAATTGGTAACGTGCTTTTGTCTGCCGTAATCGCCGAACTTTTCATGATGCGCCGCCAGTGCAACATCACATGCGCGACGGCCCAATGGCGATTGCTTACTGCGATTTATAAGGCGCATAAAACCTCTTCAGGCGGGAGGGCGTAACCCCTCCCGATGCAATTAGCCGATGTATTCCGGTTTCATATCGTCCAGGGTGACGCGGTACTTATCGTGCAGTTCGTCGCCAAGATGACGTTTAGCAGCGCCAAGCGTGCTTTCAGCTTTAGCAAACATCTCTGCGGCTTCCGGTTCGCCAGGGTTTGGAATTGAGTTGATCACTGCCTCGACTTTGTTCTGTGCATCGACCTGGTAATAGCGCTTCACTGCTTTGTTTTTTAATTCGGTGAACAGCGCAGTACCCAGCAACGCTTTCTGTGATTCGATATCCGCACGGATTGCTTTTGCCTGATCAACGGAACTTGCTGTATCAATGCGTTCGCGAAGATCGTCGGCAACAGCATCAACGTTAGCTGCCGACTCCTGCGCGCTGGTCCTGGTGCTAACCTCGCTGGTGATTTCCTGTACGCTCATGCGCTGGACTGGAGCAGGGTTAATCTCGCGTTCTTCTCGTTGCTCAACCTCATCAGGGCTGTACACGCCGAGGATCACTTCCGGGCAGTACAGGCGAGCCCAATATTTAACGCCCAGATAGGCAATTTGCTGTTTAGGGTTTGAAACCCATAGCGGAGAATTGCGGGTAACAACGCCGGAGAGGTAAAGAGGTTCTCCCCAGGTGATTTCAGATTCACCTCGCAGAATGGCACCAACCTGAACGAACAGGCCGATCTCGTCCTCATCTGTCCAGCCACGAACGCGCTCAGTGACGGTGTACTTCCCATTTTTACCGTTTTTATCGCGTGTGATTTCCTGTGTCCTGGTGCAGCGCTCCCAGTCACCCCCATAGCGGTAATGAAAACGGCCATGAATGGCACTGGAGCTTGCGATTACTGCGTTGACCAGTTGTGCCTCGTAACCAAGAACACCGTTAACCAGGTGTGTTTTCTGCGCCACAGCGTAAGGGTTCATGCCCCATTGCATAGCCTGCATGACGATTGCCATACAGTCGGCTGGTTTCCCTGCAAGGTGTGCCGGTACCGTCACCTGTGAGTCTGCCATCAGGTTAGCGAAAGCTGTTAACTGACCCAGTGCCTGAACGTTAAAAATTGCGTTACTGGCAGAAATGGTGTTTGGTGCCTGCTGCTCAGTGGTAACAATATTTGTGTTTTCCATGATTTTCCCCTTATGCCTGTACGCGCAACGCTTCAAGGCGGCGCACATCAAAATCGTTCAGTTCGTCGGTGTAGTCTTCTGTGATAGGCGCTGACCATTCACCAGTGTCGAAGCCGTTTGCTATCTCTCGCATTGTTTTGCGGTATTCCAGCATGCCAAGTTCCAGCAACTCGGTAGACGCCTCAATGATGGCGACCCAGTGGTAGTTCTCGTCTTTGTTGACGAAAATCCAGAAAAACTGGTCCAGCGCCGCAGTTTCGCAGTACATGGCCGCGCTCAGGTGATAGTCCCGATCGATGATTTCCCGGTGCAACTTCGCACGCAGGCCTTCCTGCTTGATGTTCCACATGCTAATAGTTTTCAGGTCGGCGCCAATGCGCAGGCCGCCCATATCGAGCTCAAGGTCAGGGCGTACCCGAACTTCCAACCCGGTTTCCTCATCAATCCCAAAATAGCTAACCTCGACAGCGCGGCTTGGGTGAGTCAGCAATTTGCCGGCGGTCGGGTGCTCCAGCAGGGCTTTCTGAATGTTCAGCGCGGTGCTGAGCTGTTGGCGGGTGACCAGCACTTTCCCTTCGGTGTTCTCCCGCCACGCATCCAGCAATTCGTCGGCGAATACCGCTGCCGGGTTGACTGATTTCACGGCCTGAATCAGATCGGCCTTCGTGCCAGAGACTTTCAACGGCGACGATTTTTGCGCTTCCTGAGCGACCAGGTCAGGGTTGATTATTGCCAGTTGCTCCAGCAGCGCGTCACGGCTGCCGCTGGTTTTAACCGGCGCGGGCAGGGTGGCGTTGTACTCTTTGATGCAGGCTTTCATCGCCGTGGCTGTATGTTTGGTGCCGTTTTCAATGCGCTGGAATTCTTCGGGAAGCTGCTCATACGATGCATAGGTTTCATCTACCGAAGCTCCAAGCGGCATCTGCGACGGCAGGGTGGCGTTGTACTCTTCCAGCAGCGCTTTGATATCGTCAGCACTCAGCAGCGCTGGCAGGCTGGCGTTGTGCGCGTCGATGAACTCGCGCAGGGTGGCGGTGGTGGTGAAAGCACCCTCAGGGATCTCCGGCTCTACGCTGAACTCTGCTTCGAGGTTTTCCGGCTGTAGAGCCAGAACATGTACCAGGTTGCCCATATCAAGCACTGGAGAGCGCTCTTTGACGATAGTCTTCTCTACGTGACGCGCGTTAAAGTACATCAGCGACACGCGAGCATCTTTCACCTGAGTTGAGCTGATCCCGTTGGCGGCGTGGTAAACCTCGTTTGGTACACCTTCATAGCGGCCCGGCTCGAAGTATTCCGGCCAGGCTGCTTCTGGCTCTTCTTGTTGCGATTCCGGTACGTTTTGTTGCGCCTCAGGTTCAGATTGGCTCACAGAATCGTTGTTCTGGTGCGTCTCAGCCTGATTCTGGTTCTCTACGGTAACTGCTTCTTTACCAGTACCCAGATCGCCTTCGCCTGCCTGCACCGCATCACCAGCCTGTTTTTCATCACTGTCAGTTTCTTGAACCTGCACATTGCTGGTGATCTCCGGATTCGTTTCTGTGCCATGAGTTGATGAGTTCTGCATTAAAGCGGACACGTCGAAAATACCGTTGCCAACATTTTTAACCAGTTCAGGTTCGGTGGTCGGCTGGCTTGTCCCGGTCTTCACCCATTTTGGGTCGTTCGGGTCGCTGATGCCCTCGACGTATTCACCGCGTGCGGCTGCCAGTTGTTTACCAACATCAACCGGGCTTTTGGGTGGAATGTTTTTACGTGCTTCGTACAGTTCTGCCCGTATTTTCTGGTAGCCTGCTTCTGTCTGGCTTACAGGTGGCTCATTCTCCAGCGGCTGCGGGTCCGGATGATGTTCAGTTGTGTCCTGTTCCACTGCTTCAGGCGTTGCTGGTTCATCTGCCAGTTCGCCTGCCGGTTGTGGTTTTTCTTCATCACACTGAAATCTCCCTGCCTCAATATCCCGCAGACATTTACCCGCCTGACGAAGCCTTGCCGCATTTTCTTCATGGGTTGTTGGGGTGTTATCAGGCGCATATTCGTACCAGTCCGGATCGCGAACACCATGAACGGCAAGAAAGCTTTCGCACCACGTCCGGCGAAGATCAGGATTACCGTTATGTACGGCCTTTGGCGCTTTGCGTACCAGGTCAATAATGGTCTGTCGGTCGTAGCCTTTGATGTCGGGGATAATGCCCACTGTCATCGACATTCGCTTCCAGTCTTCCCGGTCTTCGGCGATGATACGTTTTGCAAAATCCATTGCAGGACGCAGGTTATTCAGATCCAGCTCCTCACAGAAACCACAGGCGAGCTCATAGTTAATCGTTCTGTGTGTCGGTTTTTCGCTACGGCGTGGACGCTCTGGCTTATTTACGTCGTCGACAATTACTTTATGTGGCCCGGTTTTTTTAACGGGTGCAGGTTTATTCTTCAGGCGTTCAGCCCATTCCTTAACCAGCAGGCCGCGGTTAATGTGTTCAGCACTGAACCATTCCTTAAAAAACTTAATAGTGGTGCATAACTCAGGCACTTTTCCATCGACAGGAAATACCTGTTTATACGCATTCACTGCTTTGTGAATATCGTGCTCGATAGCTTTTTTGAACGGCTCTACATTTTCTGCGGCGAGTATCAGGTTCTGGACAGTGGTATTCTGAGTATCCATCTCCAGACACGCGATTTCTTTTTTCTGGCCTGTATCGACGTGATAAAGATATTCTCCATCGCCAATATACTGTGCCAGAACGCGATGGCGGAACGGCAGTGTCGCAACCACGGTCAGTTGAGGGTTTGCTGGCGGGTTATGAGATTCCTGTATGCCGTTTTCTCCGGCAGGAGTGCCAGCACCGTCGGCGCGTTCTGTTTCATCTGATTTAACAGCAGAAGCTGCGCCGGGGATAAGTGTCAGGGTTTTGCCGTCTTCGCCACCGGGTTCGCGGTTTTCACAAAATTTAGTGTCAAAGACACCCTCGGGAGGAATGTCATTTTCTACCGGAAAATGTACGCGTACAGGTCTGGCAAAATCAGCTTCATCAAATCCGGCAGCATCCATAGCCAGTTCGCCACGGGAGAGGGCGAGTGACTGCTTTTTAGCTGTACACCAGAAAAAACCGGCTTTAAAGCCGAGGCGTTTCCTGGCACTTTCATTTTTAACCTTGTAATAAAATGAATATTCTTCCTGCTTAATGCTCATTGTTTTTTAACCTCAGTTAAGATTAAAATCGTTTTGCCAGTGAAAATCCTCTCCGGGTGCTCACTGGTCATGTCTCTGGTGGGTCTGGTCGCTCACCTCAGCATCGCCGGGATGTAAAGCCGGGGAAGCGCCTGCATTTAATGCAGGCTTTTTTCCTTTGAGGCCTCAGACATCGCCCGTGCAAAATCACTGGCAACAGACAGGCTCTTCAATGCACCAATAACCTCCCGGGGGACGTCTTTCACTTTGAGCAACATGGCTGCTGCGGCTATAGTGGAGTCCCATGCCCCTGTTTTTTCATCTGCATATGCAGTTATTGATTTATTTCTTGAATAGCCATCTTCGTTTCTGCTTAACTCGTATGAATAGCCAATAACTACCGGCATATTGTTTTGCTCGCATATCTTAAATATACGGCTGGTGAGTTCTTTTAGTTCCTGTAATACTGCTGCATCAGGCGTTGTATTTTTCATTTTTATTTCCTTTTTCAGGTTGAGTGAATCCCTGCCATTGCTGGCATAGTTTTATTGTTTCAGTAAATGATTAATTAAAGTTCATGTGCCATCTGGTCATGGCTGGCACAGCGTTTACTGCAATATTTTTGTTTTTTACGTGAAATAAGCGTTCCGTGCATATATATCAGTTCATATTCGTATGCGGTCTCTTCCGGTATTGCTTTCTGACAATATGCGCAGTTAATTAATGTCGGGTCTCCTTTCTGGGTGAGTAGAGTATAAATTTTACGAATCAAGCCCGGTTTTCTGTTTATTGCAGTCTGCTGTTTAGCCGGACTGCGCATCCAGTCGGAACGAGGTGTAATGACAGGTATCATCGTTTTATCCTCTTTGCCTGTTTATAAGCGAATTTTGTTGGTGCGGTGCCTGGTGCCTCCAGGTGACGATAACCAGTTAACCATTACCGCCGACTACTATTTTCACCCACAACATGAAGGACCGTTATGTCTTTTTAACTGTGCCGCGTGCGCTTAGCCGCATTCACCACACCACAAAATTCGCTTTAAAAAGGGCGGAAACCAGAAAGGAATGAACTGGTACCGCCAAAGACTACACACAGCAATGTCACGGGTTCCACTCGCAACCGGAAGCGCGCTGTCAGGCTGGATTAACGACAGGATCAATATGAACATATCCCGCAACGCGCTTTCGTGTTGTGTGCTCCGTAACGTGGAGCAGGCGGCCTGTCTTTTTACCACTTCAGGCTCGGTGGTATACTGGAGTTCTCACACAACCAGTAAAAGGAAATCCGTTATGACAACTAAAATAAAAGCATCCACCAATGAGCTTGTTGCGATTAAATATGCTCTCGCCCTTATCCTTTACAAGCTTCATAATTCATGTGAAGCAAACGTTATTCTCGATGAATTACGCGCATCTGGGTTTCAGGAATGTATAGCGCTGGCGGATGAAATAGCTAAATTTGCTCCGGCTCCTCCTCCGCGCTTATAGGGCCAGGACGACCAGGGTCATAGTTAATGGTATATGTTTTCATAGGGTTATAGAGCTTGGTAAAAGCGTCGTTGATATTCTGGGCCAGTGCCATTGCTGGTTCGTTTTCACTGGTGTTGGTGGCACACGGCATTCTATCCGCCAGCAGTTGAGCTGCGATGTTCTGGACTGATATCGGTAATTCTCTGAAGTTCATCTCATACCTCACTGGTTCCTGTGCTGCCAGCTTAATTAAGGTTCTGCGTAGTGCGCTTTCGTGTTGCGCCGGATGCTTTTCTGAATCCGGCTTCCTGTATGACTCTTAATCACAATGGTTTCTTGTTAACCAGCGTCGTGCGCCAGCTTCAGTTTTGAAGGTTTTGCTTCTGGTAAACGTCATGGCGGTAAACGTACCGTCATTGTTGGGAAATACGCCATAAACCACAGATTCATTGTTGCCTAAGTCGATTGCTTTCATTTTTCCCTCATCCGCTTAACGCCCGGCGGCGGAACGTTTTATCTACTGCGCTTGTTACTTAACAACAACTGCCGTCATGTTCGTATGCCTCAGGCTGGCTACTTAGCCCGACTCAGCAGCGGGATAACTCATGGTATTGTCCGGCTGTTATCTGGTCTGGCGTTGTCTTGATACATCAAATGCTCACATATCGTGAGTGATTTGTCAATATGAATTGTGAGCATTATTTTCTTGGTGGGATATGGATAAGCAAAAAAAATCCCGCATTTGCGGGATTACTAAGAGGGGAGGTTAGCTCAAGAGGATGGAGTATCTTTTTTATACTGTCTGCTTCTAAGGTATTGTTCTACATACTCATCAATTTCTTTTAATCTGATTTCAAACAGATCAAGCATACGTGTTTGCTCTGATGCTGGCAGTTGATTAAACAATTCGAGTAGCTTTTGTTGGTTATCACTCAGCCATGAGTTGGCATTTTCCTGCTTACCGAACATTAGTTCTGCGGGGGAAATGCCAAGCACTTGACCAAGCGTAATGGCATCCTCAGCTCCAATACTCCGCGTTCCAGCCTCGTAATTTGCAATGCGTGACGACCCCGACCAGCCACATAGCTTAGCCAGTCGTCCCATGCTTAATCCTCTGTTTTGGCGGATAGTTTTAAGACGTTCGCCAATTTGTTCTGCAATCGTTTTCATGTTTGGAATTTTATCACGCTACGTGAAATTGATGATACTCACGTATGTGTAGTTGACTATGCTCACGAATTGTGAATAATAAAATTCGGAGGTTTTAAATGAACAAAATTTCAACATACAGAAAGCAACTGGGGCTATCTCAAAGGCAGCTTGCGACTCATTTGGGATGGATACAGAGCCGTCTGGCGAACTACGAAGCAAATTTTCGCACACCCGGACTGGAGGAGTGCCGAAAAATTGTTGCCACACTTAACCATCTGGGATCTCGCTGTGTTCTTGATGATGTTTTCCCGCCTCATGTGAACGATAGCAGAACCATATTAGCGAAGGTGAACAACCATGATCACCCCTGAAACAGCCAGTCAGGCGTTATCGTCATGGCTGGCATATCTACAGATAACCCAGGAAACCGCCACGCAGCTGATCACCCGCGCATTCCTGGAGCAGCCGGCGCGACCGGAAATAGCGGTTCACCGTATCGAGCGTGACGACGGAACGGTGGATTACGACGCATGGCGCCGTAACCGGATAAACATTTTTCAGCGCTGGCGGAAACGGGAAACGGCGGAGCACTGCGAGAAATTCTCTGCACTGATCCCCGCTATTCTGGAGGCGATCCTCAAAAGTGCGCCGGAACTGCATAAACGAATAACGGCAGGGCAGAGCATTGAATACCTGCTTTCACAGCTTTTAAAAAAACCGCAGTGGCAAGCGCGGTACTTCTTGGCGCGCCGCTGGCGGATTTTGAGCGAAAGTGTGACGAGGCCATATATGCATTACAGGCGTTACGTAGCGGTTATCGCCAGCAGTACCAGAGACATGACCAGTGAGTAATTTTTTATGTTTTCAGATCGCCCGGAAAAGAGCGTAGAGAGGCTTTATGGCCACACTTCCATACATGCAGCTTTACATCGCTGATTATCTGGCGGACACCATGCACCTTTCTGCCGAGGAGCATGGAGCCTATTTGTTGTTGATGTTCAATTACTGGCAGACCGGAAGAGCTATCCCGAAAAGCAGGCTGGCAAAAATTGCTCGGATTAGCAGTGAACGCTGGGGAGCTGTGGAAGAGTCCCTGAGAGAATTTTTCATTGATAACGGCACTGAATGGATTCATGAGCGTATCGAGAATGATCTCGCTGCGGTCAGGGATGTTCTGGCGAAAAAGTCGGCAGCAGGGAAAGCATCTGTTCAGTCCAGAAGGAACAGGAAGAAAACGCAGGCCGCCAGTGGAAGTAACACATGTTCAAAAGGTGTTGGTTCGGTGTTTAAACAGGAAGCCAACAAAAAGGGAACTAATAAAGATATAGATCTAAAAGAATTAAACCCCACACATAACGCGTGCGCGCGCGCGAGTGCTCCGGTTAGTCAGCCTGGAATTATGCAACAGCCTGCCGTGACTGAACCGGAATACCGGGAAGGCCTGAACGAGCCGATCGGGAAATTCTCAATGATGGACGACTGGCATCCCTCGCTGGATTTCCGACAACGGGCCGCCCAGTGGGGCGTTGCGTTACCAGAGCCGGAGTATTTACCTACGGAGCTTGTCGCGTTCAGGGATTACTGGACGTCGGAGGGAAAGGTGTTCACACAAATCCAGTGGGAACAAAAATTCGCCCGTCACGTAAACCACGTCAGGGCAAAGGCGAAACCAGCCAGCAGGGGAGAAAGCCATGCAGAAATCCAGCCAGACAGCATCGCATCGCGGGCAGTACAGCAAATCAGGGCAGCCCGCGTGCAGTGGGAACGCGAAAACGGGATCGTCAGCGACGGAGACGGCCTGGCGACTCTGGGAAGTCATGGGGGAAATTTATTCGAACCGATGGACGCAGAAGAACGGCGCGGCACCTTCGAAGCTGTGGGTGGCCCAGATTGGGGCGATGACTGAGCGCCAAATCCGGCTGATTTGTCAGCAGTGTATGGAGCGATGCCGGGCGGCTGAGACATGGCCGCCGGACCTGGCTGAGTTTATTTCGCTGGTTTCTGAAAGCGGAGCTAATGCGTTTGGTCTCACAGCCGATGCGGTGCTGGCGGAATATCGTCACTGGCGTAACGAGTCCTGGCGCTACTCCGGCAGTGATAAATATCCGTGGCCTCAGCCGGTTCTGTATCACATCTGCACCGAGATGCGCAGAACGGGCGTTGAGCACCAGATGACGGAAGGCGAACTGAAACGACTTGCAGAACGGTTACTGGCGAAGTGGACAAAACACGTCGGTAATGGTTTCAGCATACCGCCGGTACGCCGTCAACTGGCAGCGCCGCGTCATCCTGCAGGGCCAACCCCGGCACAACTGATGATGGAAGAATTCAGACGGCGTAAGGCGGCGGGAAGGCTTTAACAGGGGGGATTTATGAGCAGAAATTACACACCGGCGCAGAAAGCTGAAATACAGAAGCGCCTGACGGAACTGGTACGAACACACGGTCGGATGACGTTTGGAGAGCTGCGGAAGATAACAGGGTTAACCATTTTTACAGCCCGCCACTACCTGGAAAAGGCGGAAAGTTGTGGGGATCTGTATCAGGCCGGGAGAAGCGGTATTTTTCCTTCGGAACAGGCTTTCCTGTTTTGGAAGCAGAAACGTGAAGATGCCAGGATTACCCGCTTTCTGAAAACGCCGGAAGGTGTCGTGAGTTCCTACGACCGGACCAGAAACGTTATCTGTACGGAGTGCCGGAACAGCGTGACGATGCAAAGGGTACTGGCATTTTATCGGGGACATCACCGGGAGGCGAAATCTGCATGAAAATCGAATAATATAACTTTGCAGAGGTAGCGAATATCGTAATCACCCGTTCGGCATTTGAATTCCGTGAGCACAGTCGTGTTGTGAATGTCGCCTTGTTCACAACACCAGGAATATTCCACTGTCAACTGGTTGTCTGCGGCTGGACATAATTTTATCTGATATTCAGGCTGTACCAGCGCAAAGGTTCCGTGAGTCCGACTGTCTTTTTTGCTTCCAAATATTCAGTTTTAATTATCTGAGTATGGCAAGGTGATCATCTGTATCAAACACCGGGCAACTGGTTTTACTTTACCCAACGATTACGTCCCTGTTGTTTAGCCCGATAAAGGGCCTCGTCCGCTCTGGCAATAATGCCGGTAACAGTGTCACCGGCTGTGGAAAGGGTGATGCCCATACTGACGGTGACCGTTTCGCTAACCGCAGATGCTGCATGCGGCATTGCGGTTTCACGCAGGTTTGTCTGAATACGTTCAGCAACCAGTGCTGCTTCATTCAGCGACGACGAAGGCAGCACAACGACAAACTCCTCGCCCCCGTAACGTGCCACCAGGTCTGCCGGAGTACGAACCGACCTCTTCATTACCCCGGCCACCTTTGCCAGACAGGCATCGCCAGCCTGGTGACCATAATGGTCGTTATAGTTTTTGAAATAGTCCACATCGAGCATGATCAGTGCAAACGGCTCCGTCTGGCGGAGAGCATCCCCAAGAAAACTTTCCATTGAACGTCGATTAGCGGTCCCGGTCAGTGCATCCTGGTGAGCCATAACGTCGAGACGCGCGATAAGCATCCGGTTTTCCTGGTAACGCAACCAGGCTTCATCAAACCAGCGCTGCAGGATAAAGCGACCATAAATGAGTATGGCGGTAAGAGTAAGCCAGACTAATAAAAACCGGATATTCACATACTGGTTAAGCTGCACACTGGCCAGCAGGGCGGTCAGCCATAACGGGACGATGAAAAGTAGCAACGCTGGCAGATGATAATAAAGCGCAGCCAGCGCGGTAAGCATAAGGATGACACTGAGAGGCCAGGCAAAAGGCAGTTGCCACCAGACAATAAAACAGTAGCTACAATAGCTCCACATCAGACTGAGAATCAGCAGCATCACCAGACAAAGAGGAGTAAATCTGGCCGGAAGGCGGTAAATGAAAAGGAGTATCAGGAACGAAAAAACAATAATACTGCCCATAATATCGTCTATTAAAGGCAGTATTCCAGTCTGTGCACTGATCGACTTGTCAAAGTCACTGATGAGTATGTGGCGAAATAAAATGATAAGCGCAAAACTGATATTCACAAATGTGAACCACGGAATACTTACACGTAGCGCTTGCGTGACCATATCTTTATGATCCTGCCATATCCTTCCAGCACTGGAAGTACGGCGCCTGTCGTCCGAATCCTGCCCCATCCTTAACCGCCTCATATAATGAATAATTACTATCCAGTGTAGTGCGCAGATATCTCACAGTGAAAAATGGAAAAGCTATCAGGCCAGGCAGCATTTTTGGCTGATGAGATGATTTTTGTTCCACAGTGACGAACTTATAGTCACAGCTTCTGTAGTAGGGGGAATAATTATAGTTGTCTCCCGGAAACGGGAAGCGAGCTTACCCCACTTACTAAAAGAGGATGGAACTGGCTGACGTAAAACACGATTTATTTGTATCCATAAATAGCGAAATGTAACGTTTTGGTTATATTTAAAAGAGAGAAAATGGTCAGCAATAACTTTAATTGTTTGAATTAACAGATAATTAATCTACCAGACTGAGTGATACAGAATATTTTTACATGAGGGGTACAAATGAGACTTAAGTTGATCGTTAAAAGTTTTGCGCTGGCGGGGCTACTCTCTTCCACTGCGCTGACACCTTTATTTGCACAGGAAGCCCCAAAAGGTGCCACTGCTTCAACCAAGCAAGCTAACGATGCGCTTTATAACCAACTCCCTTTCTCTGATAACACCGATTTCACGAATGCCCATAAAGGCTTTATCGCCGCTTTACCTGAAGACGTGATTAAGGGAGAGCAAGGGAATGTCATCTGGAATCCACAGCAGTACGCTTTCATAAAAGAAGGGGAAAAATCTCCTGACACTGTTAACCCTAGTCTGTGGCGTCAGTCCCAGCTAATCAATATCAGTGGCTTGTTTGAAGTCACCGACGGCGTCTACCAGATTCGTAACCTTGATTTATCCAACATGACGATTATCGAAGGTAAAGAGGGGATTACGGTTGTCGATCCGCTGGTTTCTGCGGAAACAGCCAAAGCCGGTATGGATTTGTATTTCAAAAACCGTGGCAATAAGCCTGTTGTCGCCATCATTTATACTCATAGCCATGTTGACCACTATGGCGGTGTGCGTGGCGTTGTCGATGAAGCGGACGTGAAATCCGGCAAGGTGAAAGTGTATGCGCCTGCTGGCTTTATGGAGGCAGCAGTAGCCGAGAATATTATGGCCGGCAACGTGATGAGCCGCCGTGCCAGCTATATGTATGGCAACCTCCTGAAACCAGATGCTTCCGGCCAGGTTGGCGCCGGACTGGGGACGACCACCTCTGCGGGGACGGTGACACTGATTGCGCCCACTAATATCATCGATAAAGACGGCCAGAAAGAAGTGATTGATGGCCTGACTTACGACTTTATGCTGGCCCCTGGTTCGGAAGCCCCTTCGGAAATGCTGTGGTTCATCGAAGAGAAGAAACTCATCGAAGCCGCAGAGGACGTCACTCACACCCTGCATAACACTTACTCGCTACGTGGCGCAAAAATTCGTGAGCCGTTGCCGTGGTCGAAATATATCAACGAAGCTATAGTGCGTTGGGGTGACAAAGCTGAAATTATTATGGCCCAGCACCACTGGCCGACCTGGGGTAACGAGAATGTTGTTGGTCTGCTGAAAAGCCAGCGAGACCTGTATCGTTATATCAATGACCAGACTCTGCGCATGGCCAATGAAGGTCTGACTCGCGACGAAATAGCGGCCAACTTCAAACTACCGGATAGCCTGGCAAAAACCTGGGCCAACCGCGGCTATTACGGCTCCATCAGCCATGACGTAAAAGCAACGTATGTGCTGTATCTCGGTTGGTTCGATGGCAATCCGGCAACCCTTGATGAGCTGCCACCCGAAGAAGCGGCCAAGAAATTTGTTGAATACATGGGCGGTGCCGATGCGATTCTTCAGAAAGCTAAAGCAGACTTTGACCAGGGGAACTACCGTTGGGTTGCTCAGGTGGTGAGTAAGGTCGTGTTTGCCGATCCAAATAACCAGAATGCACGTAACCTTGAAGCCGATGCGTTGGAGCAATTGGGGTATCAGGCTGAATCTGGTCCATGGCGTAACTTCTACCTGACCGGTGCGCAGGAGCTGCGTAACGGTGTGGTTAAAGGTCCGACGCCAAATACAGCAAGTCCGGATACCGTTCGGGCGATGACCCCTGAAATGTTCTTCGACTTCCTGGCTGTACATATCAACGGTGAAAAAGCGGGTAATGCCCGGGCGGTATTTAATATTGACCTTGGCAGCGACGGCGGAAAGTACAAGCTTGAGCTGGAAAATGGCGTGCTGAACCACACGGCTAATGCTGAAGCGAAAGATGCTGATGCCACGATTACTCTGAACCGTGACACGCTGAATAAAATTATCCTGAAGGAAGAAACTCTGAAGCAGGCTCAAGATAAAGGAGAAGTCAACGTTACCGGTAATGCTGCGAAACTGGATGAGATGCTGGGCTATATGGACAAGTTTGAGTTCTGGTTCAATATAGTTACACCATAAATAGATTCCCTGCGGCGTCAATGCTGCAGGGAAGTTACTTCAGATAATTCTGTACGTTTTTTATACTCAATTTTTCCTTCATTCTTTATATCTTGCTTCATCTTATGTATTTGCTGCTGAAGAACATGGCTCTGATACCAGTCAGTTCTGATTCTGTTATGCACAGCCTTTTTCATCAGATGACAGTAACTGGTTGTTGCGTGATTCAATGGCCTGCGAGTCTGGTCAACATGCTTTTCGATGCCGGTTGGCCATGATGCCAGTATGGTTAACTGGCATCATGGCAGCATAATTTTGCCGGATAAGTCAACCGCAGCGATGTTAATCGTCCTGATTATCATCTGCATCACTGTCACAGTGACTGCACCAGTAACGAGGAGAGACTGCGATCGAACCGGCCAGACAGAGAGGAGGTAGTTGTCTTCATTGCTAAGTAAGAGACCTTGGGGGATGAATCTCCGTCACCTGTGATGTGTCAGACAACCTCAATGTACCCGCACTTAATACCTGCGCCGGCGGTTTTTTAATGTCCGGGAAATGAGCATGTCAAAAAATAACCAGTTATAAGATTATAAATAGTACACAGAGAAAATGTCATTGCATATGGTCAAAAAATAGCCATATTTATTGATGATGATAATTAATAGTCTCCTATATATTCATGGTGAGAATGAAGATGCTTTAAAAATGCTCAAGTTCGTTATCTATGGAGACACCGTGAAAAATTTAAATAAAACATTCACTTGTAAATATGCTGTTATTCGCCGTGATGACATGACAGTAATTGCTGAAATGGATTTTTTTCCTGACTGCAACAGGTCATTGATGTATCGGGATGGCCGCTATGTCCGGTTTCTGCCGTTGTTGCAAAATGACATCATGGGGAGCGATACCCTGATTAATGAGCTGACTATCAGGGCCGGTTATCATGAATAATCATCCTTTGTTATACTCGTCTGCGGGCTGAACTCCCAATCTACTGCGCCAACGGAGAGAACGATGGCGCATTTACAACTGGTCAAGCAAACCTCATCAGGGCTTCTGCTCCCGGCGACGCCGGAGAGTGGGGATTTCCTGCGCTCAGTAAAAATCGGTGAGTGGATACACGCCGATTTTAAGCGTGTCCGCAACTACGCCTTTCATAAACGATTTTTTAAACTCCTTCAGCTTGGTTTCGACTACTGGACGCCAACGGGCGGCACGGTCACATCGCGGGAACAGAAACTTATCTCCGGGTTCGTTAATTTTCTTTGCGACTCCGCAGGCCAGGAATATACCCCGGCCCTTAACGAGGCGGCGGAACAGTACCTCCATAACGTAGCTACCCTGCGAACCAGGGACGTCGCCCTTCTTAAATCTTTTGATGCCTTCCGGGAATGGGTAACCGTTCAGGCCGGGTTTTATACCGAGCATTTTTATCCGGATGGCAGCCGCGGGCGCCGGGCGAAATCCATAGCATTCGCCAGTATGGACGAAACCGAGTTTCAACAGGTCTATAAGGCTGTGCTGAACGTCCTGTGGAACTGGATTCTGTTTCGTAAATTTTCCTCTCCGGAAGAAGTTGAAAACGTGGCCGCGCATCTGCTGGAGTTCGCATGAAAATGACATGGTTTCAGCATCCGGCGTGTACCACCGAAGAGGCGGATGAGCTGGTGAAGCAGTACCGGCGCAGGGGGGTAAAGACGGAGCGCAGCCTGAATCATGACTGTATTCACTGGACGGTAAGCGCCCTGTTACCGGAATTCGGGCATGTGCCAGTACGGAGGCGTGCGTGCTCTTATCTGAAATGAAAACTTACCGCAGTAAAAAATGGCTGGCAGCCGTCGGGCAGATTGAGCAGTGCGTGCTGTGTGGTCGGTGGGGAACGCAGGTCGCGCACATGAATGAAGGCAAAGGCATGGGAATGAAAACGGATGACTGCGCCACGGCGGCTATTTGTCAGGAATGCCATCATGAAATCGATAACGGCAGTCACCTGAGCAGGGAAGAACGCCGGTGTCTGATGAACAGGGCAATCGTACTGACAGTGATTAAACTTGTACGCATGGGAAAGGTGGTACCGAAATGATTTATCCAACCAGTACCGGAAAACCGGGCGAATATTTTCGACTGAATACACTGGAAAGCGTGTGGATTCAGGGAAAACTCCGTATGTGGGGACGATGGTCATACATCGGCAGCGGTAAACCCGGCAATATGTTTAACCAGTTACTGGCCTCCAGAAAACTGACAAAAACAGCCATCAATGAGGCTTTACGCCGTCTGAAAAAATCAGGAACAAGCAAGCCAGATCTGGAGGCCTTTCTTCGTGAAATGATGAACGGGAAACAAAAAAGCTGGCTGGCGCATTGTACTGATTCCGAGGCCATGTTGATTGACCGCGTGATTGGTACTGTATTAGCTGAGTATCCGGCGCTGAAAAAGTTGATTCACCAGCGTTATGAAGGGCCGGGAATGAGTAAGCGCAAAATGGCAGAACAGCTAAATGAGCTGCATCCAGATTGGTGCCTGAGGACCTGCAAAAATCGTATTGATCAATGGTTATGTACGGCTGAGAACGCGCTCTATGTTCCGCTTTGTGAGGCATATGGTCTGGATGTTACGAGATTTGAAAATTGACACGTTTTGTACGTAAAATCTGGCGACTCATTAGTGAAAAAAGCTATTGCATTTTTGCCCACAAACTGCTTCAATCCCGGTATGCTTCGCAAAGCTGTATCGCGAGGCGAATAACAGACATGAACACAAAAGAACCCGCCATTGAGCGGGTTTTTGCGTTTTAGGGGGTCGCATTCGCGGGCCTTTTTTGTTCAACAGGCTTTGAATTGTGGTTTCTTGCACCGTGGCATTTTCTGCTTCGCCCTATACTATTTGCTTAGTCTGGCGGAGGTGTGAATGAAAGAAGGGTATTACTGGATTCAGCATAACGGTGTTGTTCAGGTGGCATACTATACGAACGACACAGTTGACGATCTGGAATCAGGACAGCTTATTGTCGGTGTCTGGCATCTGACAAGGGGCGATGATATCTGCCATAACGGTGAAGCAGAAGTACTGTCGGGGCTGTTACAACCACCAGCTTAGATATAGAACGCGCTGGCGGCGCTTGGAAGACGGCTTGAAATATTAGCTGCGTAAATCATACCCCTGATTGTCTGTATACCACTGCCGCATAGCGGGGATTGGCTCCCGCACCCATCACAAGGCTGCGCTATTGCGCGGCCTTTTCTTTTTCCACTTACCCGACATCCGGGTAGTCCATTTCCCGGACAGGGGAAGTTATGACAATGGATAAACATACGACATGGCTGGCCTACATCTGGGCATTAATCAGCGGCATATGCGCCCAGTGGACGTTAAACGACTATGGCGCGCTGATAGGTATTGTTCTGGGTATTGGTACGTTTCTGGTTAATAAGCATTACAAAAAGAAATCAGAGCAGGCTCAGGCAAGACAGGCTGCCGCGATGGAAGAGCGTAACAGGCTAATCGCCCGGATTCTGGAAAAAAACGACCATGACAGCACGTTAAAAATGCTGGCGGTATCTGAAATGCCGGAGGGCAATAATGGCGCTCAGGACAAAAGTTAAGGCCCTTCTGGCTGGTGGCGCGAGTGCAATGGTGATAGCGGCGGCGATGCTTGGCGGTAATGGCGGTCTGGAAGGCAGGCGCCATGAACCCTATCGAGATGTGGCTGGCGTACTTACCGTATGTGATGGACATACGGGAAAAGACATTGTACCTGGCAAGCACTATACCGATGCGGAGTGTGATGCTCTGCTGAATAAAGACCTTGCACTGGTCGCAGCCCGCATTGATCCACTGATTAAGGCCAGTATCCCGAACAGCGAAAGAGCTGCGCTCTACTCCTTTGCGTACAACGTTGGTACTGGCGCGTTTGCCAGGTCAACCCTGCTGAAAAAACTCAACACTGGTGATCTGGCCGGAGCCTGCAACGAGCTTAAACGCTGGACGTATGCAGGTGGTAAGCAGTGGAAAGGGCTGGTAACGCGTCGCGAGATCGAGCACGAGGTGTGTACGTGGGGGCTGAAATGAACCGTATAACCACGGGCGTAATAGCCTCATTGTTGATTGTGGTCGCGGTACTGGCATGGGCAACAGACCATTACCACAGTAACGCGGTACGGTTCCGGCAGCAGCGGGACACCGCCACTCACAACCTGAAGCTGGCGAACGAGACTATCAGCGATATGCAAACGCGCCAGCGTGACGTTGCCGCCCTCGATGCAAAATATACGAAGGAATTAGCTGATGCACAGACCAGGAATACTGATTTGCAGCGCCGCCTTGCTGCTGGTGGCCGGGTGCGCGTCGAAGGGCGATGTTCAGTGCCCACCCGGACCGAAACCGCCAGCACCAGCCGCGTGGGCAATGCTGCCACCGTCGAACTCTCTCCAGGTGCTGGACAAAACGTTCTCAATATCCGCGCCGGAATCATCAGCGACCAGGAAAAACTGAAGTATTTGCAGGAGTACGTTCGCACGCAGTGTGAATAGGTATTGTGAGGGTAAAAAAAAGCCCGCACAGGCACAGCGTCCCTCACGGGCGAATGGTATCGGGGCTATCGGAGTTGTTATGAGGCCGCAGGATTATCCACACAGCATCCGGCCTGATCCATCAGTTAAACGCGAGTAATACCTCAGTGCGCCGTCCTGTTACTGTCCTGCCACATTCACCAGAACCATGCGGCGAAACCGTGGTGGAAGAGTCAGCACGGCGAAGGTAGTGATAATGAATGTCATTTGCGCGGGTCCTTTCCGGCAAATCAGGCCGTTACGGGGCGACGCGCTCGCGAGATTTCACTCCTTATGAAAATTTTCAGAGGAAAAACGTGTCGGTGCTTCTTTTTGTTAACGTTATGTTTTATTTGGTTTTGTTTAAAAAAAGAAACGACACGTCAGGCTGTGATTTTGCCATTTTTATGGGTTTTCGTGTCGTACCTTATTTTTGAGGTGTAATTTTTTATGAAAGTTAACAAAAAGAGGTTGGCAGAGTTTTTTAATGTTGATCCCCGCACTATTGAACGCTGGCAAAGTCAGGGAATGCCACTGGCGTCCGGAGGCGGGAAGGGTGTGGAAGCTGTTTTTGATTCTGCAGCGGTGATTGAGTGGTACGCCGAGCGGGATGCGTCCATAGAAAATGAAAAACTGCGTAAGGAAGTTGATGATTTACGGGCTGCCGCTGAATCCGATCTTGTACCGGGAACCATTGACTATGAGCGTTACCGGCTGACCAGGGCGCAGGCTGATGCGCAGGAACTGAAAAATGCAGAACGTAAATCAGAGGTTATGGATATTGAGCTGTTTACTTATATTTTGCAAAGAATTGCTCAGGAAATAGTAGGGATATTGTCGAGGCTGCCTCTTACATTGCAACGCAAGTACCCGGATTTAACCACTGAACACATTGATGCAATAAAAACGGAAATTGCAAAAGCATCGGACAAAGCGGCCACGATAGCAGATGTGGAGAAGTGGGTTGATGACTTCAGGAGAACGTCAGGCGAATAATGCTAACAGGGCTATAACAAATGGTCTGATCGCATTGCATATTCCTGTTCCACTTACAGCCGTGCAGTGGGCCGATGAGTATTACTATCTGCCAAAAGAGTCCTCCTACACACCAGGAAAATGGGAAACATTGCCGTTTCAGGTAGCAATAATGAATGCGATGGGTAATGACAGAATACGCGTCGTTAACCTGATTAAATCAGCCCGCGTGGGCTATACCAAAATGTTGCTGGGTGTGGAAGCCTATTTTATTGAGCATAAATCACGTAACAGCCTGCTTTTTCAGCCAACGGACTCAGCGGCAGAAGACTTCATGAAGTCGCACGTGGAACCTACCATCCGTGATGTTCCGGTGCTTCTGGAACTGGCCCCCTGGTTCGGTCGTAAACATCGCAATAACACACTAACCCTGAAACGCTTCTCTTCCGGTGTCGGGTTCTGGTGTCTCGGCGGTGCAGCAGCCAAAAACTACCGTGAAAAATCGGTGGATGTGTCCTGCTATGACGAGTTGTCATCTTTTGAGCCGGATGTGGAAAAAGAAGGTTCGCCAACCCTGCTGGGTGACAAGCGTATTGAGGGATCGGTATGGCCTAAATCCATTCGTGGTTCCACGCCTAAAGCCAAAGGAACCTGCCAGATTGACAAGGCGGCGAATGAGTCGGCGCACTTTATGCGGTTCCACGTACCCTGCCCGCACTGCGGCGAAGAGCAGTACCTGAAATTTGGTGATGACAGTACCGCGTTTGGCCTGAAATGGGAAAAGGGTAAACCGGAAACGGTGTATTACCTTTGTGAACATAATGGATGCGTAATTCGCCAGTCAGAACTTGACCAGAAAGAAGGGCGCTGGATTTGTGACAATACAGGGATATGGACCCGCGACGGCCTGACTTTTTACAGTGCTGCTGGTGATGAAATACCGCCGCCACGTTCAATTTCATTTCACATCTGGACGGCCTACAGCCCGTTTACCACCTGGGTACAGATTGTTTATGACTGGCTTGATGCGCTGAAAGATCCAAATGGCGTCAAGACTTTCATTAATACCACCCTGGGGGAGACGTACGAAGAGGCGGTAGCCGAAAAAATCGGTTATGAGATCCTACTTGAGAAGGTCATTCGTTATGGCGCGGTGGTGCCTGAGCGGGTGGTTTACCTGACAGCAGGCATTGATTCCCAGGCCAACCGCTTTGAAATGTATGTCTGGGGCTGGGCACCGGGAGAAGAAGCATTTCTGATTGATAAAAAAATCATTATGGGGCGACCGGATCACGAAGAGACCCTGACGCGCGTTGATGAGGCGATAAATAAAAAATATCTCCATGCGGACGGTACTGAAATGTCGATTGCCCGCGTCTGCTGGGATACCGGGGGTATTGATGCCGAAATAGTTTATAAACGCTCAAAAAAGCACGGCATATTCAGGGTGCTACCTATAAAAGGGGCGTCGGTATACGGAAAACCTGTTATTACCATGCCAAAAAGCAGGAATCAGCGCGGTGTTTTTTTATGTGAAATCGGAACTGACACCGCCAAAGAGATGATTTACGCCAGACTTAAAGAGCCTTCCACCCCGCCTGACTCAGCCTCGCCTTACACCTTTCGTTTTCCTGATAATCCGGAGATTTTTTCGGAAGTGGAAGCAAAACAACTGGTGGCTGAAGAGCTGGTGGAAAAGGTGGTAAACGGAAAGATAAAGCTGCAGTGGGACGCAAAGAAAAGGCGTAATGAAGCGCTGGATTGTCTGGTGTATGCCTATGCGGCGTACAGAGTATCCGTTCAGCGCTGGCAACTGGATCTGGATGCGCTGGCCGCGTCCAGAAAAAGCGAGAATAAAACGGGCCCAACCCTTGAGGAGCTGGCCGCCCTGCTTTCGGGAGATCTTAATAATGGCAACAATGGCTGAATTAATCGAAGCTCGTGCCGCGCTACATGACCTGATGATGGGTAAGCGCGTGGCGACGGTGCAAAAAGACGGGCGCCGGGTGGAATTTACCGCAACCTCCGTCAGTGATTTGAAAAAGTACATCGCAGAAATGGAAGCCAGCCTGAAAACGGGAGGGCGTCGCGGTCCGGCAGGGGTGAGGTTATGAAACGGGGGCCGGTACTGATTGATGTCAACGGAACGCCGCTACGTGAAAGCCTGGGGTACAGTGGCGGCGGTGCTGGTTTTGGTGGTCAACTGGCCGACTGGATGCCTCCCGCTGAAAGCGCGGATGCCGCCCTGTTGCCATCCCTGCGGCTGGGTAACGCCCGCGCCGATGATCTGGTCCGCAATAACGGTATTGCTGCCAACGCGGTGGCATTACATAAGGACCACATCGTAGGGCACTTGTTTCTCATCAGTTATCGTCCGAACTGGCAATACCTGGGCATGCGGGAATCTGCCGCGCGGAGCTTTATCAATGAAGTGGAATCGGCGTGGACGGAATATTGTGACGGCATTTTTGGTGAAATAGACATTGAAGGGAAGCGCACGTTTACGGAGTTCATACGTGAAGGGGTTGGCGTACACGCTTTCAATGGTGAGATTTTTCTTCAGCCAGTCTGGGATGCGGAAACCACGCAACTGTTCAGGACCCGGTTTAAAGCGATAAGTCCAAAGCGCATTGATACGCCCGGTCACGCTATGGGGAATAAGCAGTTAAGAGCGGGTGTGGAGGTTGACCGGAATGGCAGGGCGCTGGCGTATCACGTCTGCGAAGATGACTGGCCGTTATCAGGTTCAGGTCAGTGGACGCGGGTGCCCAAATACCTGGTGTCAGGTCGCCCGGCAATGCTTCACATTTTTGAGCCAGTGGAGGACGGGCAGACCCGCGGCGCCAATCAGTTTTACAGTGTGATGCAGCGTCTGAAAATGCTCGATACACTTCAGGAGACCCAGCTTCAGTCAACCATTGTTAAGGCGATGTACGCCGCGACGATTGAGAGCGAGCTGGATACCGATAAGGCATTTGAATACATCGCGGGGGCCGGAGGCGGGGACGAAAATAACCCGCTGGTCAGTATCCTGGCGAGCTATGCGCGTTTTTATGCTGCCAACAATGTAAAACTCGGCGGTGTAAAAATTCCCCATCTTCACCCTGGTGATGAGCTGAAATTGCAGACGGCACAGAATGCTGACAGTGGTTTTTCCGCGCTGGAACAGGCCATATTGCGCTATATCGCCGCAGGCCTGGGCGTGTCCTACGAGCAGCTTTCGCGCGATTATTCTCAGGTCAGTTACTCCAGCGCCCGTGCGTCTGCTAATGAGTCGTGGCGTTACTTTATGGGACGCCGGAAACTGATAGCCGGACGACTGGCGACGCAGATGTTTTCCTGCTGGCTTGAGGAGGCGCTGATACGTGGAGTAATAAAAGCGCCGCGATCGCGCTTTTCTTTCTGGGAGGCACGTTCAAGCTGGAGTCGGGCTGAATGGATTGGTGCAGGACGCATGGCGATTGACGGGCTCAAGGAAGTGCAGGAGGCCGTTATGCGTATTGAGGCGGGCCTCAGTACCTACGAGAAAGAGCTGGCCATTATGGGTGAAGATTACCAGGACATTTTCCGCCAGCAGGTCAGGGAGTCCGAAGAACGCCGCACGGCGGGGCTTCCCCGCCCTGTCTGGATAACAGAAACGTACCAGCAAAAAATAACAGAGAGCCGCCAGCCGGAGGAGGATAAGCGTGCAACGTAATCTACCGCACATAATAAGCCAGGCCACCAATGCCCCGCTGTTACTTGAACCCGCCTACGCGCGGGTTTTCTTTTGCGCGTTAGGCCGGGAATCCGGTATTGGCAGCCTGCAAATTCCCCAGGATCAGGAACGCCTTGATCAGGCGGGTATGGAGCTTGTTACCGGGAGTTATATGTCTGGCGACAAGCCGCGGGCGCGGTTTTATCAGGTGGTAAATGGCATTGCCATGCTGCCTGTCTCAGGAACACTCGTTCATAAGCTTGGCGGCATGCGACCATTTTCCGGAATGACCGGCTATGACGGCATTACCGCCCGCCTGCAGCAGGCGATGGACGACCCGGACGTTAAAGGGGTTTTGCTGGATATCGACAGTCCGGGTGGTCAGGCCGCAGGGGCATTTGACTGTGCCGACATGATTTACCGGCTGGGTGAACAAAAACCCGTCTGGGCGCTGGCAAATGACCTGTCCTGTTCGGCGGCGATGCTGCTGGCCTCAGCCTGCCAGCGCAGACTGGTGACGCAGACATCCAGAATAGGTTCAATTGGCGTGGTGATGGCGCATACCAGCTATGCCGGAAAACTCGAGCAGGAAGGCATCGATATCACCCTGATTTACTCAGGGAGCCACAAGGTCGATCTGAACGGGACGCGCGAACTGCCGGAAAGCATACGCGCGGATTACCAGCAAAAGATGGATGACGCGAGGCTGATGTTTGCCGAAAAGGTTGCACAGTACACGGGGTTGTCAGTCGATGCGGTAATGGCGACCGAGGCGGCGACATACGATGGTCGGGCGGGCATTGATGCCGGGCTGGCTGATGAAATGGTAAACGCTGCAGATGCCGTTACGGTAATGGCCGCAGCACTGAAGAGTAACCCAGGAGAACGTAATATGCCTGAATTAACAGCAAAAGAAGCGGCAGCGCAGGAAAATCAGCGCGTGATGGGGATTATAGGCTGCCCGGAGGCAAAGGGGCGTGAACAACTGGCGCAGATGCTGGCCAGCCAGCCGGGTATGAGTGTGACGCAGGCGCAGGCCATTCTGGCGGCGGCAGCGCCACAACAGGAAGTTGTCAGTGAGGCGGATCGCATTATGGCGCTGGAAGAGGCTGATGGCAGGGGGACGCTGGCTGCCGCGCTGGCCGCTATGCCGGATATGACAGCGGAACGGGCTAAAACCATTCTCGCCGCGTCGCCGCGCTCAAATGCGACATCACTCAGCGACAGTATTCTGACGCTGGATGAGGCTAAGGGGTGTGAGGAGCTGGCCGGGAAACTGGCAACCACGCCAGGAATGACCGTTGAGCAGGCGCGTGAACTACTGGCGGCAGCGCCGGATACATCGGGTTCTGGCGGGCTGAGCATGAACAACGCTTTTGATCAGTTTATGCAATCGCAGTCCCCGCTCGCCGTATCTGGTGGAGGTGGTCAGGGGGATGATGCAGAGATGCAGTTAATGATGGGTATTCCGGGTACTGTAGCCGCAGAAAAAGGAGGCAAATAATGACCTTTAAAACGATAACGCAACAGCGCGATGAAAAGCGTATTTTTGCCGGGAATGATACCGCGCATACTGCCACGGGCAGTAACGGGATTGCGACCGCTACTCCAGCGCTGACACCGCTGATGCTGGAAGCCGCAACAGGAAAACTGGTTGCCTGGGACGGGCAAAGTGCGGGTACAGCAGTGGGTGTGCTGGTTCTGCCGCTGGAGGGTACGGAAAGCCAGTTAACGTACTGGAAAAGTGGCACGTTTGCCACTGAGGCGCTGTTGTGGCCGGAAAATGTGGACGCCGTTAAAAAAGCGAACGCTTTTGTAGGCAGCGCCATCAGTCATGCCGCATTACCGTAATATCAGGCCGCACAGCGGCCTGTTCTGTTTTTACAGTTCAAAGGAATATTATTCATGAATTTGTTTACCACTCGTCAGTTGCTTGGATATACCGAGCAGAAGGTCAAGTTTAACGCGCTTTTCCTGAATTTGTTTTTCCGTCGCACCATGACCTTTAAAACTCAGGAAGTGATGCTGGATAAAATCAAAGGGAAAACGCCGATCGCCGCCTATGTCTCTCCTGTTGTGGGTGGGGTGGTGTTACATAACCGTGGCGGTGAAACCCGCGTTATTCGCCCGGGCTATGTAAAGCCCAAACACGAGGTCACTTACGACCAGGTTGTAGAGCGTTTACCGGGAGAAGATCCGGCAAAACTCAACGACCAGGCGTATCGCCGCCTGCGTATCCTGACGGATAACCTCAAGCAGGAGGAGCACGCCATTGTTCAGGTTGAGGAAATGCAGGCCGTTAATGCCGTGCTGTACGGCAAGTACACGATGGAGGGTGAGCAGTTCGACACAGTGGAGGTGGATTTCGGGCGCTCAGCGGCCAACAACATTGTTCAGGCTGCAGGTAAAAAATGGTCAGAGCAGGACCGCGATAACTTCGACCCGACATATGACATTGACCTGTACTGCGATCAGGCATCCGGCCTGATTAATATCGCCGTGATGGATGGAAAGGTCTGGCGTCAACTGAACAGCTTTAAGATGTTCCGTGAAAAACTGGATACCCGCCGTGGATCAGCGTCCGAGATGGAGACCGCCGTAAAAGACCTGGGGGCTGTCGTGTCCTTTAAGGGATATTACGGCGATCTGGCTATTCTTGTTTGCAAAACCTCGTACGTTGATAAGGACGGTACCGAAAAACGCTATCTGCCGGAAGGGACAATGGTCCTGGGGAATACCGCGTCGGAAGGTATTCGTTGCTACGGCGCCATTCAGGATCAGCAGGCACTGGCGGAAGGGATTGTGGAAGCGGTTCGTTATCCGAAGCACTGGATCACTGTTGGCGATCCGGCTAATGAGTACACCATGACGCAGTCCTCTCCGTTGATGGTTCTGCCAGATCCGGATGAGTTTGTGGTAGTTCAGGTAGGTTGAGAAAATCGACAAAATGGCCCGTAAGGGCCTTTTTTGTGTCATGAAATCAGAAGGATGACCGAAATGGAAACAAAAGAAGAGAATGTAGCCCGCCTGCAGGTACTCGCCGTACAACTCGGACGGGAAGCGGATATTTCCGGCAGCGCCGCCGAAATCAGACAACGTGTCGCTGAGTGGGAGGAAGAGGCGGGCGGTATGTCGGATAAAGAAGATGATGAAACGACGGCTGAAGTCTCACGGGACGAGCCGGAATCTGCAAAAAGTAATACTTATTTTTCGGAATTTGTCCTTATCAGGGCGGTCCGCACTCTTCATATTGATGCGCTGGCAGCGGACAGCGATCGGGTTCTGGATACTGTTCCGGCGGGGGATTCGGCGCGTATTCCGGCGATATATGTTGATGAGCTCGCGGGAGACGGACTGATTGTTGCGTTATGAGGGCCGCGGTATGTCGCAGACAGACAATCTTTTTGATACTGCCATGTCCGTAGCCGATGACGCCATTATCAGTGTCATGGGAACTACGGCAACCATCACGTCGGGCGTACTGGCGGGTGCCTCACTGACCGGGGTTTTTGATGATCCGGAAAGCGTTTCATATGCTGCAGGCGGCGTCAGAATTGAGGGGATAAGCCCGTCAATTTTCGTGAAATCGTCAGCCGTGCATCAACTGAAGCGAGCTGACACCCTGGAAATTGGTGGACAGAATTACTGGGTGGACAGAATGGGGCCGGAAGAGAGCAGTGGAAGCCGGGTTATCTGGCTGGGAACGGGAGACCCTCCGGCAGATACCCGGCGACGGTAAGGGGGAAGCATGTCACTTAAAGGGCTGGAAAATGCTGTACAGAATCTGAGCAGTATTGACAGGCAGATGATACCGAAAGCATCTGCTATGACGATAAACCGACTGGCGCAGAAGGCCATCTCTTTTGCCACGCATAAAGTTGCAAAAGAAACGGTCGCCGGTGATAACCACCGACAGGGCATTCCTTTCCGGCTGGTTAAACAGCGCGTCAGATTATGGAAAGCTTCCCCCCGCTTTGATGTGGGAAAACAGTATGCCCGCATCCGTATCAACCGGGGCAATCTGCCCGCCATTAAACTCGGTACAGCGCAGGTCAGGCTGACGCGCCGCAAAGGACAGTTACTGCGCGGGGGTAGCGTGCTGAAGATTGGGCCGTACCTGTTCCGTGATGCTTTTATCCAGCAACTGGCAAACGGGCGCTGGCATGTGATGAAGCGCATCGAAGGTAAGAAGCGCTATCCCATTGACGTAGTGAAGGTCCCGCTGGCGGCGGCACTGACACAAAGCTTTGAAGAGGCTAAAAATCGCATCATTGCGGAAGAGTTTTCCAAAGAACTCGCTTCATCGCTGAAACAGCAACTCCGGCTGTACCTGACCAGGAGACTTTGATGAACAAACATACAGCCATTCGTAACGCCATTCTTGACCGCCTGTCCGAAACGTCAGGTGAAGGCGTAACGCTGTTTGATGGTCTGCCCGCCGTTATCACGCCGGAAGATTTACCCGCTTTGGTGGTCTGGCTGACAGACGCGCAGTACACGGGAGAAGAGCTTGATGAAGACAACTGGAAAGCACATCTGCACGTTGCGGCGTTCCTGAAAGCAGAAAGTCCTGACCGTGAGCTGGATGACTGGATGGAAGGGAAAATCTATCCGGCTCTCAGCGATGTTCAACAACTGGCTTCTCTTATCGATACCATGACGCCGACCGGATATGACTGGCAGCGTGATGGTGACATGGCTCTTTGGGCTATGACGGAAATAACATATCAAATCACCTACACCATGTAAGGAGAATGTATTATGACAGCACCTGACCCGCTGAAAAAAGTGAAAGGAGCCGGTACAACGTTATGGCTGTATACCGGTAACGGAGATGCATATGCGAACCCGCTGAACGATAACGACTGGCTGCGCCTGGCAAAGGTCAAAGATCTGCAGCCCGGTGAGATGACCGCTGACGCCGAAGATGATAACTACCTGGATGATGAAGATGCCGACTGGAAAACCACCGCGCAGGGGCAAAAAAGCGCCGGGGACACCAGTATCACGCTGGCGTGGAAGCCGGGAGAGTCCGGGCAGAAAAAACTGATAGACCTGTTTGATAGCGGCGATGTGGAATCATGGCGCATTAAGTACCCGAACGGAACCGTGGATGTTTTTAAAGGCTGGATCAGTTCGCTGGGTAAGACCGTTCAGTCCAAAGAGGCTATCACCCGCACAGTGAAAATCACAGGCGTCGGGCGCCCACATATGGCAGAGGAAGACACCGCACCTCCGGTAGCGGTATCTGGTCTGGTCGTGGCGCCACAGGCAACAAACGTGAGCGTCGGCGCGACGGTTGATTTGACGTTTACGGTAAAACCGGACAATGCCACAGATAAAATGCTGCGCATCGCCACCTCAGATCCGACGATTGCCACGGTTACTCAGGCTGATAACGTTGCAACAGTGAAAGGCGTTAAGGTCGGAGCTGCAAAAATTATTGGCATGGCCTCAGACGGTAACTTTACCGCCATTGCGGATATCACCGTTCAGGCCGCCGCTCAGGCGTAACCCCCTCCTTTGCCCCGCCTGTCGGGGCATCTTCTGCAGGAATACATCATGTTTTTGAAGAAAGACACGCTTACTTATGGTGATGCATCAGTAGATCTGTACGAACTTTCAGGACTGCAACGCGTCGAGTATCTGGAATACATACAGCAACGCACCGCGCAATATGACCGGGAGACGGAGGAATCAACAGAAGCAGAACGCAGGGTCGCGTTTTTGCGAATGGGGATTGATATTAATGCCTGGCTGGTATCCCGCTCATTACAGAATGGCGATCAGACGCGGGATACAGGGAAAACCAGCGATAATATCGCCGCCCTTTGGTCGTATGAGGCGTTGGGAAAAGGGGCCGATATGGTGCTGTCCCTGAGCGGAATGACTCCCCCTGATTCTGACAGTGAAGAAGAAGGTGCGGAGGCTGATTCGCCGGAAAAGTCCTGAAGGCTGAAATTCTTTTTGCCATGCAGCTTGCGCGGGAGTTTGGCAGGGGGGACTGGCGCCGGATGCTGTCAGAGCTGAGCGCAACAGAGCTGGGGGAATGGTCGGCACATTTCCGGCAGTACAGCTTCAGTGATGCGCATCTGGACGCAGAATTCGCCACCCTGAAATCGCTGGTGGCCGGGCTGGTGACAGGAAAGCCTCACGATGCAACGGATTTCAGCCTGATGCCGGACCCGGAACCGGCATTTGAAAAAAATGATGACGACATGATGTTTGCGGGCGAAGGCATTTTTGGGGGAGTACGTTATGGACCAGGTGGCTAACCTTGTCTTTGATCTGGGAATGGATTCGCAGAAATTCCGTGATGAAATGCCACGGGTGGTAAAAATTCTGCAGAATGCTTCCGGTGAGTCCGCGAGAGCTGAAGCGCGACTAAAACGTTTTATTGAGAGTCAGAATAAAGCCAGCCAGGAGGCGACAGCCGGGGCTGAAGTGGCTGTATCGGCTGAAGGTCGCCAGCGTCAGGCAGTAGCGCTCACTGCGCAGTCATATGCGCAGATGTCGCAGCGCGTGGATTTGACTCAGCGACATATCGCGGCCCTGAATCAGAAGTTGCAGGAAGAGGCGGCTAAGGCGGCTGCGGTCGCACAGGCTCAGGATGCAGCCGCAGCGGCATTTTACCGTCAGATTGACAGTGTAAAACAGTTAAGCGGTGGTCTGCAGGAGTTACAGCGTATCCAGGCGCAGGTACGACAGGCGAAAGGACGCGGAGATATTTCACAGGGCGATTATCTGGCGCTGGTGTCTGAAGCTGCTGCAAAGACACGCGAACTTACCGATGCGGAGGCGCTGGCCACGCAGAAAAAAGCACAGTTTATACGTCGACTGAAAGAGCAGACGGCGGTACAGGGCCTCTCCCGTACTGAGTTGCTGCGGGTGAAGGCGGCTGAACTGGGGGTTAGCAGTGCCGCCGATGTCTATATCCGCAAACTGGATACCGCAACAAAATCCACTCATGCACTGGGACTGAAATCAGCAATGGCGCGCCGCGAGATAGGCGTACTGATTGGTGAACTGGCACGGGGAAATTTTGGCGCCCTTCGCGGTTCCGGTATCACGCTGGCCAACCGGGCCGGGTGGATTGAGCAACTGATGTCGCCGAAGGGCATGATGCTCGGCGGGCTGGTTGGCGGTGTGGCTGCGGCGGTTTACGGACTGGGTAAGGCGTACTATGAGGGGGCGAAAGAAAGTGAGGAGTTCAATAAACAGCTTATTCTGACCGGAAGTTACGCCGGAAAAACCACAGGCAAGCTTAATGAAATGGCGAAGTCGCTCGCCGGAAATGGCGTCACGCAGCACGACGCTGCAGGAGTACTGACCCAGGTGGTCGGTAGCGGAGCGTTTACCGGGCAGGCAGTGGCAATGGTATCCCGTACCGCGGCCAGAATGCAGGAAAACGTGGGGCAGTCAGTGGATGAAACCATCCGCCAGTTTAAACGGCTGCAGGATGATCCGGTGAACGCGGCGAAAGAACTGGACAGGGCACTGCATTTTCTGACTGCCACCCAGCTTGAACAAATCAGGGTGCTCGGTGAACAGGGAAGAACGGCTGATGCTGCGAAAATTGCCATGTCCGCGTATTCGGAAGAGATGAATAAACGGGCGGGTGACGTACATGATAATCTGGGCTGGATCGAGAAGGCATGGAATGCCGTGGGTGATGCGGCGAAGTGGGCGTGGGATCGGATGCTGGATATCGGGCGGGAAGATACGCTCGATGAAAAAATCGCGACACTGCAGGAAAAAATCGCGCGCGCCAGAAAAACGCCATGGACAGTGTCTTCCTCCCAGACTGAATATGATCAGCAGCAACTGAACGAACTTCAGGAACAGAAACGCCAGAAGGACCTGCTGGATGCGAAGGCGCAGGCAGAGCGTAATTATCAGAAGACTCAGAAGCGCCGGAACGAGCAGAACGCCGCGCTGAACCGGGATAATGAAACTGAATCCCTGCGGCATCAACGGGAGGTGGCGCGCATTACCGCCATGCAGTATGCCGATGCAGCGGTACGCAATGCCGCGCTGGAGCGTGAAAACGAACGCCATAAAAAAGCAATGGCACGGCAGAAGGAAAAGCCAAAGGCTTACCACAACGACGAGGCCGGGCGACTGCTTTTGCAGTATAGCCAGCAACAGGCGCAGACTGAAGGGCTGATTGCCGCCGCGAAGCTTTCCACGACCGAAAAAATGACGGAAGCGCATAAGCAGCTTTTGTCATTTCAGCAGCGCATCGCTGATTTGTCCGGTAAAAAACTGACGGCGGATGAACAAAGCGTACTGGCACATAAGGATGAAATAGCGCTTGCGCTACAGAAGCTGGATATCTCACAACAGGATTTGCAACACCAGAATGCCTTTAATGAACTGAAGAAAAAGACGCTCACATTAACCAGCCAGCTCGCTGACGAAGAATCCCGCGTCAGGCAGCAGCACGCACTGGCGCTGGCCACAATGGGTATGGGCGATCAGCAACGTGGCCGGTACGAAGAGCATCTGAAAATTCAACAGCACTACCAGGAACAACTGGAGCAGCTTAAGCGCGACAGCAAGGCAAAAGGGACATACGGTTCTGACGAATACCGTCAGGCGGAGCAGGAACTTCAGGCCAGTCTCGATCGCCGACTGGCTGAGTGGGCGGATTATAACGCGAAAGTGGATGCTGCGCAGGGAGACTGGACGCAGGGGGCGTCGCGGGCGCTGGATAACTTTCTGGCGCAGGGGGGCAACGTGGCAGGCATGACGGAGAACGTTTTCACAAACGCATTTAACGGCATGGCGGACAGTATCGCGAATTTTTCCGTGACCGGAAAGGGCAGTTTCCGGAGCCTGACGGTCTCCATCCTGGCTGACCTGGCAAAAATGGAGGCACGTATTGCGGCTTCTAAACTGTTGGGTTCAGTACTGGGTATGTTCGGCTTTGGCGCATCAGCAGGCGGAAGTACACCATCCGGGGCATACAGTTCAGCGGCGCTGTCGGTCATTCCAAATGCGGACGGCGGCGTGTACCGCTCAGCAGGACTCAGTCAGTACAGCGGCAGTATTGTTAACAGACCGACGTTCTTTGCATTTGCCAGAGGGGCGGCAGTAATGGGAGAGGCCGGTCCGGAGGCTATACTGCCGCTTCGTCGCGGTACTGACGGTAAGCTGGGGGTTGTGGCAGCAGGTTCCGGAGGGATGGCGATGTTTGCACCGCAGTATCATATTGCAATCAGCAACACGGGGCCGGAACTGACGCCGCAGGCGCTGAAGGCGGTTTATGATCTGGGTAAAAAGGCGGCGGCTGATTTCGTGCAGCAGCAGGGGCGTGACGGCGGCAGGCTGAGCGGGGCATATCGATGATGAAAACCTTTCACTGGAAAGTTGACCCGGACATGGGGGTGGATTCGGAACCACAGGTGTCGGTGGTGAGGTTCGGTGATGGCTACGAGCAGCGGCGTGCATCCGGGATCAATAATGACCTGAAAAAATACAGTGTGACTATCCGCGTTGACCGGGAGGATGGTCCGCCACTGGAGGGCTTTTTGTCACAGCATAACGGTGTGAAGGCGTTTTTGTGGACTCCGCCTTACGGATACCGGCAGATTAAGGTTGTCTGCCGGAAATGGAGTGTGAAAGCGGGATTGCTGAAAACAACATTCACCGCGACATTTGAGCAGGTTATTTCTTAGTATTTTTTATCGAAACGATCGATAAATATGATTGAACTTTCTAACCTGCTGCTGTTTCACTGAGCCCGCACAGTCAATAATCAAAAAAAGGAAATGTTATGAAAAAGATTGTCGTGGCGGTTTTAGTTGGTCTGGCGTTAGGTAGCATCGGCGTGGCTAACGCAGCAGGGTATAAAAATACCGTTTCAATTGGATATGCCTACACAGATTTAAGCGGCTGGCTTTCCGGTAATGCGAACGGTGCCAACATCAAATATAACTGGGAAGATCTGGACAGTGGATTCGGGGCGATGGGTTCAGTTACATACACCTCGGCTGATGTTAATAACTATGGGTATAAGGTAGGTGATGCTGATTATACCTCCCTTCTTGTTGGTCCTTCATACCGTTTTAACGACTATCTGAATGCTTACGTGATGATTGGTGCAGCAAACGGACATATTAAGGATAACTGGGGAAATTCTGACAATAAAACCGCCTTTGCTTATGGGGCAGGTATTCAGCTTAACCCGGTTGAAAATATTGCCGTTAATGCGTCTTATGAGCATACAAGTTTTTCCACTGATGCTGACAGTGACGTCAAAGCTGGAACCTAGGTGCTTGGCGTAGGTTACAGCTTCTGACCTTTAACATCGATACAGATTTAATGCCCTCCAGTGAGAGGGCTTTTTTATGGGTAAAACGAAATTATGACGATATGGCTATGTTGCTGTTATTTCTCAATGACACCACAGGCAAAACGTGCACCGCCACCACCCAGTGGAGCAGGTTTATCGGAGTAATTGTCACCGCCTTTATGGATCATCAATGAGTGACCTTTCAGTTCTGACAGTGATTTAAGGCGTGGTGCCAGTAACGGATACGTGGCTGTACCATCTGCATTGACAACCAGTCCAGGCAGATCCCCCAAATGCCCTTTGTCATTATATGGGCCAAGATGTTTCCCGGTTTTTTCGGGGTCAAGATGTCCTCCGGCCATGAGCGCCGGAACCTCTTTACCGTCTTTCATTCCCGGCATACAGCTTGGGTTTGTGTGGACATGGAAGCCGTGAATTCCTGGCGTAAGACCATTTAGGTGAGGAGTGAAAAGCAGACCGTAAGGTGTCTCTGAAACTGTGATTTCACCTATGTTTTCTCCTGTTCCGCTGGACAGGGCATCGTTCATCTTTACAGTCAGGGTATTCTCTGCCATTGCTGAACAACTGATGAGCGCACCAGCTACCAGCGACAATATTGTGTATTTCATTAGTTACCTCGTTTTTTGGTTGTATCGTAAATACCATTAATAAAAGCATGTATATTTTTGCAAGATAAATAATAAAGGATCTCTCATATATGCAGGATATACCACAGGAAACCCTGAGCGAGACCACCAAAGCGGAGCAGTCCGCGAAGGTGGATTTGTGGGAATTTGATTTAACCGCGATTGGCGGTGAGCGCTTTTTCTTCTGTAACGAACCGAACGAAAAAGGCGAGCCGTTAACCTGGCAGGGGAGGCAGTACGAACCGTACCCGATACAGGTACAGGATTTTGAGATGAACGGGAAAGGCGCATCTCCCCGCCCGAACCTCGTTGTTGCCAATCTCTTTGGTCTGGTCACGGGGATGGCGGAGGATTTGCAAAGTCTCGTCGGCGCGTCAGTGGTAAGGCATCAGGTTTACAGCAAGTTTCTTGATGCGGTGAATTTCAGTAACGGCAATCCGGGCGCTGACCCGGAGCAGGAGGCGGTAGCGCGCTATAACGTGGAGCAGTTGTCAGAACTGGATTCATCAACTGCTACCATTATTCTGGCATCACCGGCAGAAACCGACGGTTCTGTGGTGCCGGGGCGTACCATGCTGGCGGACTCCTGTCCGTGGGATTACCGGGATGAAAACTGCGGATACGACGGCCCGCCCGTGGCCGATGAGTTCGATAAGCCCACCTCAGACCCGAAAAAGGATAAATGCAGCCACTGCATGAAAGGCTGTGAAATGCGTAACAATCTGGTGAATGCCGGATTTTTCGCTTCCATCAACAAACTGTCTTAACAGGTTCCCATGATTAACGATGACATTCTGGCACATGCCCGACAGTGTGCGCCTGCGGAATCGTGCGGTTATGTGGTCAGAACGGCACAGGGAGAGCGGTATTTTCCGTGTGAAAATCTGTCTGCTGAACCCACGATGTATTTTCGTATATCCCCGGAGGATTACCTGAATGCCCGGAACCGCGGCGACATCGTGGCGCTGGTACACAGCCATCCTGACGGTAAGCCCTGTCTCAGCAGTGCGGATCGTACCCTCCAGATACAAAGCGGGCTGGACTGGTGGCTGGTCTGTGATAACAGGATACATAAATTCCGCTGCGTGCCACACCTGACCGGGCGGCAGTTTGAGCATGGCGTGACGGACTGCTACACGCTGTTTCGTGATGCCTACCATCTGGCCCGGATTGATATGCCGGATTTCGATAGGGAAGATGACTGGTGGAGTCAGGGTAAAAGCCTCTATCTGGATCACCTGGAGGCGGCGGGATTTTACCGGGTGAATCCGGAGGATGCGCAGCCCGGCGACGTGCTGATTTGCTGTTTTGGTTCACCGACGCCCAATCATGCGGCGATTTACTGCGGCAACGGTGAACTGTTGCACCATATTCCGGAGCAGTTGAGTAAACGAGAGGGGTATAACGACAAATGGCAACGACGGACACACTCAATATGGCGGCACCGGCAATGGTGCGAATCTGCCTTTACGGGGATTTACAACGATTTGGAAAGCGCATCAGCCTCAGCATAAAGACAGCGGCGGAAGGCATACATGCGCTGGCGATACAACTCCCCGGATTCCGGCAGCGAATGAATGAGGGCTGGTATCAGGTCCGGATTGCCGGGAGCGATATGGCGCCGGATACCCTTACTGCCAGACTGAACGAATCGTTACCGCCGGGGGCAGTGGTTCATATTGTACCGCGTATGGCGGGAGCGAAAAACGGTATCTGGCAGGTGGTAGCCGGGGCAGCGCTGATTGGCGCGTCATTTATTCCCGGTCTGAATGCTGTAGCGGCGGCAGTATTGTTTTCCGCAGGAACCAGTATGGCGCTGGGTGGTGTGGCGCAGATGCTGACACCTGTACCCAAAACACCGACGGTGGGTCAGACAGATAACGGGAAACAGAACACGTACTTTTCTTCCCTGGAAAATATGGTGGCCCAGGGGAACCCGGTGCCGGTGTTGTACGGTGAAATGAAAATCGGGTCACGGGTGATATCGCAGATGATGAGTACCCGGGATGAGAGCACGTCGGGAAAAGTTGTGGTGATCGGCTCCCCGTTACAGGCAAACACCACGTCGCGGCAGGACGGCGGGATTACCAGACCGTCTGTCGTCATCCGGCAGTGATAATCATGACAACATGAGCTGATACACATGACCGCCATTACGGCGGTTTTGTTATTTATGGAGCCAGGAGAATGAGCAAAGGTGGAGGGAAGGGGCATACACCACGTGAGGCGAAGGACGATCTGAAGTCCACACAACAACTGAGCGTGATTGATGCCCTCAGTGAGGGACCGATAGTCGGCCCGGTGAACGGTCTGCAGAGCGTGCTGATTAATAACACGCCGGTGGTGGACGCGGACGGTAACAGTAATATTCACGGCGTGACCGTGGTATATCAGGTGGGGGAGACACCACAGGCACCGCTGGAAGGTTTTGAGGCTTCCGGCGCGGAAACGGTGCTGGGTGTGGAAGTGAAACACGATAATCCCGTTACCCGTACTGTTGTCTCAGAGAATGTCGACCGGCTACGCTTCACCTTTGGTGTACAGATGCTGCAGGAGACCACGGACAAGGGGGACCGTAACCCGTCCTCCGTGAATCTGCTGATACAGTTTCAGCGTAGCGGGATCTGGAACACAGAATTTGATATCACTATTAACGGCAAGATCACAACACAATATCTGGCATCGGTAGTGGCTGATAATTTACCGCCGCGCCCGTTCAGTGTCCGCATGGTCAGGGTGACACCGGACAGCACCACCGACAGGCTTCAGAACAAAACGCTGTGGTCGTCGTATACGGAAATCATCGATATCCGGCAGGGTTATCCTGGCACAGCGGTTGCCGGTCTGCTGGTGGATGCGGAACAGTTCGGCAGCCAGCAGGTCACGCGTAACTACCACCTGCGCGGACGTATTTTTCAGGTCCCCTCAAACTATGACCCGGATACCCGCACATATACCGGCCTGTGGGACGGGGCGTTTAAACCGGCGTACACGAATAACCCGGCGTGGTGCACGATGGATAAACTGACCCACCCCCGTTACGGGCTGGGCAGGCGTATCGGGGGGGCGGATGTGGATAAATGGGCGCTGTACGCCATCGCGCAGTACTGCGATCAACCGGTGCCGGACGGATTTGGCGGCACGGAACCCCGCATGACGCTTAATGCGTATATTACCACCCAGCGTAAGGCGTATGACGTTCTGGCGGATTTCTGCTCGGTGATGCGTTGTATGCCGGTATGGAATGGCCGCAAAATGACCTTCATCCAGGACCGCCCCTCCGATAAAGCATGGACCTACACCAACGGTAACGTGGTGGGCGGGCGCTTTAAATACAGCTTCAGTGCCCTGAAAGACCGCCATAACGCGATAGAAGTGAGATACACCGATCCGCTGAATGGCTGGCAAACCTCCACGGAGCTGGTGGAAGACCATGCCTCACAGGCCCGTTATGGACGCAATCTGCTGAAAATGGACGCGTTCGGCTGTACCTCACGTGGACAGGCGCACCGGACGGGGTTGTGGGTGATGATGACGGAGCTGCTGGAAACGCAGACCGTGGATTTTTCTGTCGGTGCGGAAGGTCTGCGTCATACACCGGGCGATATTATTGAGGTCTGCGACAACGATTACGCCGGGGCGTCGGTCGGTGGGCGTATCACTGACCTGGATATTTCCACCCGCACGCTGACGCTTGACCGGGAAATAACACTACCGGAAAGCGGCGCCACCACGCTGAATATTGTCGGGCCTGACGGTAAGCCGTTCAGTACGGAGATTCAGTCGCAGCCCGCACCGGATCGGGTGGTAACGAAAGTCCTGCCGGAAACCGTGCAGCCGTACAGTATCTGGGGGCTGAAACTGCCCTCCCTGAAGCGCCGCCTTTTCCGTTGCGTGCGTATTAAGGAGAATGACGACGGCACATACGCCATCACTGCCTTGCAGCACGTTCCGGAAAAAGAGTCCATTGTGGACAACGGGGCGCACTTTGACCCGTTACCGGGGACCACCAACAGCATTATTCCGCCCGCTGTACAACATCTGACCGTCAGCACGGATAACGACAGCACCCTGTATCAGGCCAAAGCGAAATGGGATACGCCGCGGGTGGTAAAAGGTGTGCGTTTTGTCGTGAGACTGACTATCAGAAACGGGAAAGATGACGACCCCGCGCGTCTGGTGACAACCGCCACAACCAGTGAGACAGAGTACGCTTTCCACGAATTACCGCTGGGTGACTACACGCTGACAGTCAGGGCAATAAACGGATTCGGGCAGCAGGGGGAGCCGTCATCGGTCACGTTCAGCATTCAGGCTCCGGCGGCACCGTCCACCATTGAACTGACGCCGGGCTATTTTCAGATAACGGTGACGCCGTACCAGGCCATTTATGATGCCAGTGTGCAGTATGAATTCTGGTACTCCGCAACACAGCTGACGACCGCAGCAGACATTCAGTCAAAAGCGCAGTATCTGGGCATCGGGTCATTCTGGATAAAGGATGGACTGAAACCACTGCATGATGCCTGGTTTTACGTGCGTAGTGTAAATCTGGCTGGAAAATCAGTGTTTGCGGAAGTGTCCGGGCGTCCGAGTGATGACGCGAAAGGGTATCTGGACTTTTTTAAAGGACTGATTACGGAGGCGTATCTTGGTACAGAGTTGCTGAAAAAAATTGACCTGACGGAGGATAACGCCAGCAAACTGCAACAGTTTTCGAAGGAGTGGAAGGACGCTAACGATAAATGGAACGCCATGTGGGGCGTCAAAATAGAGCAGACCAAAGACGGCAAATATTATGTGGCCGGAATTGGACTGAGTATGGAAGACACGCCTGACGGGAAGATAAGCCAGTTCCTGGTGGCGGCGGATCGCATTGCTTATATTAACCCGGCAAACGGAAACCAGACGCCAGGATTCGTCATGCAGGGCGACCAGATAATCATGAACGAGGCGTTCCTGAAATACCTGAGCGCGCCGACTATCACCAGTGGCGGTAATCCTCCGGCATTTTCCCTGACGCCGGACGGAAAGCTGACTGCGAAAAATGCGGATATCAGCGGCCATATTAACGCTGTGTCTGGCTCGTTTACCGGAGAAATCAATGCCACCTCCGGTAAGTTTTCTGGCGTGATAGAAGCAAAAGAGTTTGTCGGTGATATCTGCGGCTCAAAAGTCATGCAGGGCGTGAGCATCAGGGCGACGAACGACGAACGCAGCACCTCAACACGGTATACCGACAGCGCCACCTATCAGATAGGGAAAACCATCACGGTGATGGCTAACTGTGAGCGTAACGGTGGCTCCGGTGCCATCACCGTCACGATAAATATTAACGGCCAGGTGAAAACGGCGGAGGTTATCCCGTATACCGCAGGGCTTCCGGCCATGTATCAGACAGTTGTCTTTTCGGTCTACACCACTTCACCTGTCGTGGATATCAGCGTTTCTCTGAGGGTCGGCGGGCAGTACACCACTGAAGCTTCCGTCTGGCCGCTGGTGATGGTTTCCCGGTCGGGGAGCAACTTCACAAACTGACCGGATTTCCGGTCCCTTTCGTTTAATGAGGAACAAATATGACTATGTCGCGCGTAATTTCTCTGGCGGCAGGGCTTTCCCTGTCCGTTTTATTTTCCACTGCTGCCGTTGCCGATAACGGAAGAGGAAGCGGCAACAGCAATATTGAAAACCAGACCCGGATTTATACCGGCACCGACCGTGGGCAGAAACAGCACCGCGAGGCAAAGGGAAAAACAATCACGCGGAGCGTCCAGTGTTCTCTGCCGGCATATTTACGTGACCCGGATAATCAGTGCTGAGATGTGAATGAATCTGAAGCCTGCCTGCGGGCGGGCTTTTTTATGGAGGCAATATGCCAGTACTTATTTCCGGCGTACTGAAAGATGGTACGGGAACGCCGGTACAGAACTGCACCATTCAGCTGAAGGCCTGCCGGACCAGTACGACGGTGGTCGTGAATACGGTGGCATCAGAAAATCCGGATGACGCCGGGCGCTACAGCATGGATGTGGAGCAGGGGCAGTACACTGTCACGCTCCTGGTGGACGGGTATCCCCCGTCACATGCCGGAGTTATTACGGTTTACGATGATTCAAAGCCGGGCACCCTGAATGATTTTCTGGGGGCCATGACGGAAGACGACGTCCGCCCGGAGGCGCTGCGGCGTTTTGAGGCGATGGTGGAAGAAGTTGCCCGCCAGGCATCGGAGGCATCGCGGAATGCCACCGCCGCAGGGCAGGCATCTGAACAGGCGCAGACATCAGCAGGTCAGGCATCGGAAAGCGCCACGGCAGCAGTGAATGCAGCCGGAGCGGCAGAAGCATCAGCCACACAGGCAGCCTCATCCGCAGCATCTGCGGAGAGCAGCGCAGGTACGGCGACCACAAAAGCCGGGGAGGCATCAGCCAGCGCGGCGTCGGCTGACACAGCCAGAACGGCGGCAGCCGCATCGGCAGCCGCAGCGAAAACATCTGAAGAGAATGCAGATGCCTCCCGTACTGCCGCCGGCGATTCAGCTGCTGCCGCAGCCGCCAGCGCGACGGCGGCGCAGACATCAGCAGAGCGCGCCGGAGCATCCGAAACCGCCGCGAAGACGTCAGAAACGCAGGCGGCTTCCAGTGCCGGTGATGCAGGTGCGTCAGCCACTGCGGCGGCAGCGTCGGAAAAGGCGGCAGCCGCATCGGCAGCCGCAGCGAAAACATCTGAGACAAATGCAGCAACGTCAGCAAGTACAGCAGCGGCCAGCGCAACAGCCGCCTCGTCATCAGCATCGGAGGCATCCACTCACGCCGCCGCATCTGATACCAGCGCATCACTGGCGGCGCAAAGCAGTACTGCTGCCGGAGCAGCAGCCACCAGAGCAGAAGATGCCGCAAAACGGGCAGAAGATATCGCGGACGTGATTTCCCTGGAAGATGCCAGCCTGACGAAAAAAGGTATCGTTAAGTTAAGCAGCGCCACGGACAGTGACAGCGAAGCGCTGGCAGCCACGCCAAAGGCGGTCCATGCTGTCATGGACGAGGTACAGACCAAAGCGCCGCTGGACAGTCCGGCACTGACTGGTACGCCAACAGCACCAACTCCGGAAACCGCAGCTGCAGGTATTGAAATTGCCACGGCAGCGTTTGTGGCTGCGAAAGTGGCGCAGTTGGTTGGTTCTGCGCCGGAAACGCTGGACACGCTGAAAGAACTGGCTGACGCGCTGGGTAACGATCCGAACTTTGCCACCACTGTACTGAATAAACTGGCGGGCAAGCAGCCGCTGGACGATACACTGACGGCGCTGTCAGGAAAAAGCGTTGACGGTCTTATCGAATACGTTAGTTTACGGGAAACCATAAATCACGCCGCCGATGCATTACTAAAATCACAGAACGGTGGCGATATTCCGGAAAAGCCGCTGTTTGTACAAAATATCGGAGCGCTCCCTGCATCAGGTACGGCTGTTGCAGCGAACAGACTGGCATCACGCGGCGCGCTTCCGGCACTGACTGGTGCGACAAGAGGCAGCGATAGCGGCCTGATAATGGGCGAGGTCTACAACAATGGCTATCCGACGCAATACGGAAATATTTTACGTCTGACCGGAACTGGTGATGGGGAAATCCTCATTGGCTGGAGCGGGACAAACGGTGCGCCAGCGCCCGCATATATTCGCAGTCATCGAGATACCGCCGATGCTGAGTGGTCCGAATGGGCGATGCTCTACACCTCACTAAATCCGCCACCGAATTCGTATCCAGTAGGTGCGGCGATAGCATGGCCGTCTGATGCTACCCCAGCCGGTTACGCCCTGATGCAGGGGCAATCGTTTGATAAATCTGCTTACCCGTTACTGGCTATAGCGTATCCGTCCGGCATTATCCCTGACATGCGGGGCTGGACAATAAAGGGTAAGCCCATCAGTGGACGTGCTGTACTGTCGCAAGAAATGGACGGCAACAAATCGCACAGTCACAGCGCCAGAGCGCAGGATACTGACTTAGGGACAAAATCTACCTCATCCTTTGATTACGGCACGAAATCGACCAATACCACGGGCAATCATACTCACCAGTTCGGCGGTTATATCAATTCATACTGGGGAGATTCCAATCACACCTCATTTCAGCCTGGAGGTGGTGCATGGACACAGGCCGCTGGCGACCATGCACATACAGTTTATATCGGAGGACATGAGCACACCATGTATATAGGTCCACACGGACACGTCGTTATTGTGGACGCAGACGGTAATGCGGAAACCACGGTTAAAAACATTGCATTTAACTACATAGTGAGGCTGGCATAATGACTTTTAAAATGAGCGAACAGGCGCAGACAATTAAAATTTTCAATCTGCGTTCAGATACTAACGAATTTATTGGTGCAGGTGATGCGTATATTCCGCCGCACACAGGACTACCGGCAAACTGTACTGATATCGCCCCTCCTGATATTCCCGCCAGTCATATTGCTATATTTGACGCTGAAACCCAGACATGGAGTTTGCATGAGGATCACCGCGGCGAGATGGTTTACGACACAACAACCGGCAATCAGGTTTATATCTCCGCTCCTGGTCCGTTGCCCGAAAATGTCACATCAGTTTCACCAGGTGGTGAATACCAGAAATGGGATGGTAAGGCTAAGGTCTGGGTAAAAGACGAAGCGGCTGAAAAAGCAGCGCAGCTTCGTCAGGCGGAAGAAACCAAAAGCCGTCTTTTGCAAATGGCATCTGAAAAAATCGCGCCATTGCAGGATGCAGTTGATCTTGGAATCGCAACAGATGATGAGAAAGCGCGGCTCGACGAATGGAAAAAATATAGGGTGCTGGTAAACCGGATGGATACAGCCGCCCCTGACTGGCCGGAAAGACCAGCCAGCCAGTAGGCGTTACTGTGGTAATGCAGGCCACCTGATTGCTGTGAAGGTGGCCTCATCTGAAACACCTGTTAAGTCCAGCGATTTAAGAACATTGATATAATTCATCGGCAGAATCAAAGCTGCTTTATTTTCATCACTGATAATCCCCAGCGTTAATTCTATGCGCCAGTCCTTAATGGCATTATCTGAATCGTTAAGTAATTTCTGCCGGGTGACTTCTGCCTGCCAAAATTGAACGCCGGGCGTTGATACCGGATGATCTGGTCATCGTGGAAAGCGACCCTGAAAAAATCGACACTTAGCTGTAAAATGACAGTCCCGCCATCCGGTCATCATAACGGATTTTTCTTCTGCACCTTCTGAAGCCCGCCATGGCAGGACGACCATGAATCCGCCGATAACCTTATTGTGAAATTAAGACCAGGAAGAGATGATGTCTGTCGGACAGATACTATATGTAAATTTATAAAGGTTTTTTGTTATGCCCTTTCATATTGGAAGCGGATGTCTTCCCGCCATCATCAGTAACCGCCGCATTTATCGTATTGCCTGGTCTGATACCCCCCCTGAAATGAGTTCCTGGGAAAAAATGAAGGAATTTTTTTGCTCAACGCACCAGACTGAAGCGCTGGAGTGCATCTGGACGATTTGTCACCCGCCGGCCGGAACGACGCGGGAGGATGTGGTCAGCAGATTTGAACTGCTCAGGACGCTCGCGTATGACGGATGGGAGGAAAACATTCATTCCGGCCTGCACGGGGAAAACTACTTCTGTATTCTGGATGAAGACAGTCAGGAGATATTATCAGTCACCCTGGATGACGTCGGGAACTATACCGTAAATTGCCAGGGGTACAGTGAAACACATCACTTAACCATGGCAACAGAACCGGGAGTGGAACGCACAGATATAACTTACAACCTAACCAGTGATATTGATGCTGCGGCCTATCTGGAGGAATTGAAACAGAATCCAATTATAAATAATAAAATAATGAATCCGGTAGGGCAGTGTGAGTCATTAATGACTCCTGTAAGCAATTTTATGAATGAAAAAGGGTTCGATAATATTCGTTATCGAGGTATATTTATCTGGGATAAACCAACAGAGGAAATACCAACAAATCATTTTGCAGTGGTTGGAAATAAAGAAGGAAAAGACTATGTGTTTGATGTTTCAGCCCATCAGTTTGAAAATAGAGGTATGAGTAATCTGAATGGCCCATTAATTCTTTCAGCAGATGAATGGGTTTGTAAATATAGAATGGCAACAAGAAGGAAACTTATTTATTATACTGATTTTAGTAATTCAAGTATAGCAGCTAATGCCTATGATGCATTACCACGAGAATTAGAATCAGAATCTATGGCAGGGAAAGTTTTTGTTACATCACCGAGATGGTTTAATACCTTTAAAAAGCAAAAATATTCCTTAATAGGTAAAATGTAAGCGCACCGTGGAGGACGTCTGTCAGAACCCTGTCAATCCGGCGATGATAGTGTCCACTTAAATTTTGATGGACACTATCACAGATGACAGAGTCCACAGCCCGGCGCAAACACGGCTGTCGGTCAGGAAAGAGAAAAGCCAGTCGCTGTACGACTGGATACAGGCGCAGTTGAAAACGTTGTCGGTGCATGCGGAGATGGCGAAGGAGTTCGGTTACATGCTGAAGCAGTGTGATGCGTTGAGCGTGTCCTCTGCTGCGACGGTCGGGTGGAGATCGACAACAACATCTGTGAAAACGCCTTACGGTGCGTGGCGCTGGGCCGACGTAACTATCTGTTCTTCGGCTCAGACAGGAGCGGCGAGGCAGCGGCGATCATCTATAGCCTGCTGGGTACGTGCAAACTAAACGACGTGGAGTCCGAGGCATGGTTACGCGACGTGCTGTGGAAAATCAGCGACTGGTCATCGAACCGGGTGCACGAACTGCTGCCCTGGAACCTCGAAACCGTAAAATAATCCTTACGCTACGTCCTAAACGGGACGCTTACTGAGTTATGAGGGTGAGGTGGTTTTCTTGATGAGCATCTGAACGCCGGTTTGTGGGATAGGGCAGGTGGGACGGATTCGGGACAGTCATCCGTTTTTAACTATTGGCATGGATTGGTATCTTTTCGCATCATGGGACGTGTGAGCGCAGGTATGACGCGGTATGTTATTGACTTAGAATGTGGTTCCAGGAACTGGCGCATCCATACCCGAGCAGTTTCCGGTGTCAGTGCCAGCGGGCGACGATCGTGAATGTCTACCAGACCTTTATCGGCTGCGGAGGTAACAATCAGAAATCCCTCTGCTTCATCACCGCGCTCAAACGGCGTACTGCCAATGGCAGCCATGAATATCGGCTTCCCGTCCTTTCTGTGAATGAAATACGGCTGTTTTTTGTCGCCTTCCTTCTTCCACTCGAACCATCTATCGGCAAAACAGATAGCCCGGCCATGCTGCCATAGTGGCTTAAACATTCTGCTGGAGGCCGCTGTCGCGACACGGGCGTTAATAAGTGGAGCTTTATCCCACCATCCGGGAGCGTAACCCCAAATCACCGGGTCGAGATGTAATTGCTCGTCGCGTTCGCTCAATAGCAGGACTTTAGTCCCGGGCGCCACGTTATACCGGCCTATAGGCTGAGGGTCATAAGCAATATTACGATCGGCTTCGTCGGCCAGATATGCCAGATATTCTTCACGGGTCTGTGCTTGTGCAAAGCGTCCACACATATGAAACCGCCAGTCGTCAGGCTGAAAGTATAGGGCAGGGGGAAAATGTGGCGCGCTCCGGTAATGATTTACAGGGAATTTATACAGTAATTCGAAATGAAAATTTGTGTATTGATGAATTCCGAAACTGAGCAGTGAGCAAACTGATGAATCAATCGCAAATTGCGTCGAATCTCGACGGCTTTATTCCCCAGTTTCACCCCATAGCTTCCCCGTAGGAAATTGAGCCATAAAAAAAACAGCCCTGACAGGCTGGTTTTTAAGGGGAATTTTGGTCGGCACGAGAGGATTTGAACCTCCGACCCCCCATGTTGGCAGTAGCCTGAATAATTATCTTGGTAAAGGTTAACTATCATAAAATGGTACACCAGTCTTTCCAGGAGGAGGAGTGTAAAGGTTTTGGCTCATAAACACCGTCATAGTAAAGACCACAAATACTGCAATCTTCATTTTTATATTTATCATTGAATGCTAAGGTAAGCTTGTCATAGACATCAATATTTGATTGCCATTCAGGTGAGGTATTCATTGAATCATAAATTAATACTTTTTTCACTTCACTATCATAGCCTACAATGCACTCTGCATGTAGACATTCCGAGCCAAGTGAAGGCCTGATCAACATCAGTGGTCCATGGTTTTGTAATTCGTAAGAAATAAAACTCTCAAAGTCATCTTCTACAGTACTATTGAAAACTTCTGCCTGTAAAGCTTCTTTAATGTTTGTAAAAAGAGAGGATTCAGGTATTTTTTGCACATTCATTTCTTTTAATAAATTCTCACATTCTATTATATCAATACCCTCTAATATATTATTAAACGCTTGATTATCAGAAGTGATGTCCTCTAATGCACTATAATTATTGCCATCTCTGGATTTGATAACATTTAATGAGCAAACCCAGCAATTATTGTAGAGGGTGTTGCCTGTGGTATCAAACTGGCTTTGAAAGTTACGATGGTGAATAATCTGACCCTGAGGAGTTGCTGTATTACTTCTGTAAACGCTGCCTAAACTATTTTGAATGTGTCTTAACATAATATACTCGCCGAATAGTAATTTTGTTAATGTAATTATATACTACAGTGTGGATATTAATACAATTCTTTTGTTGTTAATTATTATTTATGAAATTAATTAAAAGTGAATAAGTTAGAGGTGTTTGTTGGCCTTAAAATTACATTTGTTGAGGGGGCTTATATGATATGTTTTTATTGTATTGTCGCATTTTTCTTAAGCTGAATCCGGATTTTGGGGAGGTGGCTAAATGTAAATGACGTGGTTTAAGATAAATCTATTTTTAATAAGCTATCTGTTCAAATTTTCGCGATCGCTTTTGTTGGTATCACTATTCAAGCAGTTTGCCTGCATCGGCTTCACCCTCACTTCGGCATCAGGGAAAATCTGGTGCACCTGCTTCGTCAGTTCGGCCAGAATGATCTCGCTGGCCCCTTCGAGTCCTTCAACATTACGCTTGTCATAAACCAGTTCTACGAACATACGTGTTTCGCTAATAACTGTTTGTATATACAGTATTTTTGCTTTGGCGGTTTTGTCTGTCAAGGCATGAACCAC